TTACGCCCCTACAACTCTCCATTCTTTGCCTCGGTCATCGTTGTATCGATCAGTTTGACGCTGGCTTTTATGCCCAAGCAAATCTCGAGTATTGATTTTTTGCTCCCGATATAAGCGTTCTGCCAGCGAACGAATTTCGTGAAAACTGGGTGGTGTGCCCTTGCTCCAGGATAATCCCGACAGCTCGCGAATTTTTTTAAAGCTGGCACTGATCGTATTGGGCTTAACCATACCTCCACGCCTGGCCATTGCCGTATTATGCGTGTAGTGGACGAGGTAAGGGCTGACGATATGATCTCTACACTGAGTGATTACCTGCTCAAGGGTCATGCCAATGGCATCACAGCGAAGCGAAAGGGGGATCGCGACCTTAGCCCCGGTTTTTATCTGTTCAACGTGTAGATGCCCGTCCCAGACGTCAGAAAACTGCATTTTGCTGATGTCGCCTTGTCGTTGGGCCGTAACGAGGCCCAGTAACATTGCATTTTTCATGTAGTCTAATGGTGCTGGCGTCACGCTAAGCATGGTATTGAATTCATCTAAAATCATACGTTCACGACCTATACGATTATGTGGATTTTTCGTCGCCTCGGCAGGGTTGTAGCCTGGAGGGACTTCGCCGGCATGTTGCGCTTCTTTGAAAACATCGATCAGTGTTGTCCTGACCACCTGGGCCATTCTGGAGTGCCCCTGTTTTTTGTAATCATCCAGAATGTCCGCAATATCGCGGGTATCTACATCGCGGATCGGTTTAGCCGCTAACGCGTTACGCATGGCTTTAACTGGTGCGATTTTTTGTTTAACGGTGTTCTCAGTAATTTCATTGGCTGTTTTGCGTTCCTCCTGGATAACCAGATAACGATCTAGCCATGTTGAAACGCTGATGCTCCCGCCAACAGCACGGCTCAGTTTGTCCCGCACGGCCAGTGTGTTTCGCAGTTGCTGTTCTGATAATCTGTTATTAGCTTCGATTGCTATCGCTTTTGCTTCTTCGGCATTAGTCCCTAAACCATGGACTGCACCGGTAAGGGGGTGCTTATATTTCCAATATATGCGCTGAGTTCGCTTGTCAGTGCTGCAATAAAGTCCTGGAATGTTCAATGCAAATTTACGAGGCCTGCCCATCATTTAAAATCCTCAACAAGCGGGGATCGTCGTTTTTCTTTGTCACCGGTTTACATGAAAGACCGATATATCTGGCCCCTTTGTCAACTCGCCAATAGCGGCCAGCTTTTATTGCTGGTGGATCAATCATGTTGTTCTTTGCATAAGAAAGTACGGTTGTGTAACTCGGGCAATCGTCTTCGCCGAACTCCTCTATTGCCCAGTCCATTAATAATTGAGTACGTGCCATTGGTTATGCTCCTACGCACAACCGGCCACGATGTTAGCCGCGGCCTGCGTTGTGTTTTGATTTTCAAAAATCAGTTTTCAGGTCGGTAGACTTCGCTGCAATACAGAACGGCGTACGGGCGGCGCAACTGGATAGCCTCTTTCACCTTCTCACATTCAGCTTTGGTCGAGTACACCCGCTCGGATACCGGCAGCGCGTCGCAGACGTCGTGGCCACACGGACTGACCAGCAGGACGAAGCCGATCAGGGTGTTGATCATTGCTGCTGCTCCAGTTGTGGCGCCAAATCAGCGATAGCCTGCTGGTATTTCTGACTCTCATCGGCGGTAAGAAATCTCTCGGATCGACGGAGCAGAGCTTCCAGCTCGTCGCGTTCTTGGTGTGTGGTGCCGCCATTCATTCCGGCCGCATCGATCGAGGCACCCAGGGCTGAAAGAGCGTTTAGGCGATGGTGTTGCTTCACGATTTTGTTTTTCAGTTCGGTGTACAAGGTGATCCCCAGCTGTGCCTTTAATTCTTCAACCGAGGCGCGAAGGTCTGTCGCCTGTGCTGTGGTGGTGATCTTGTCGATGCTGCCGCGAATATCGGCAGCCATTGTTTTAGGTGCCGTGACGTCCGCTGCTGGTTCTGGCTCCTGATCTGCAGCCTCTATCAGCTGGCCGGTGGTTACGCGGGTGTCCGGAGTAATGTCCTTTTCTTTCTGCCAAACCATCTCCTGCCCGCGTTCGAGCATTTCCATGATCTCGGAGTTGTTCGGTAGCCGGCGGCCAAGGCGGTGCATAACGGATTTTCGGGACATTGATTCGTACCAATTAACCCACGGGCCTTTGTCGCTGTTTTTGCTGGCGGCGCGAACCTTTTCAATATCCTCGATATTCATCACTTCAAACTGCAGCTCACCGCTGCGCATTTTTGCGTACGCGAACGCACCGATCATCTCGCCGCGGTCGAGCATATTTGGTTCATAGAAAATATGCTCGCCGTTCTCGTCCATCCACACGCGGAATTTATCGTTTTTGTACAATACGCGGGTGGCGATGATAGATACCTCACCAGATTGGCGTACCCGCTTCATCACGCCATCGATCATCGGCATGTACTGTGCGCGGCGTACCCGCTGACCGTTTGGGAGTGTGGTTTTGTAAACGACGAGCGCAGCTTCGCGCCCGTCTGGAATAAGGCCGTCTTTTGCACAAGAAGAAAGGGCGTTGATAACGCTCTGGCGGTCGGCATCGAACAGATCGACATTGGTTGCCAACGCCACTGCTGCTGCGTTGGTGAATTTTTCAAAGCTGACATGGCTCGGCAAAATCGCTTTTGCCGGCGCCAGCTGTTCCGCCAGGTCTTTCTGGATCAGTGCGAGTTGGTTGGTCATTGGTATGCTCCTTAAGCTACGCGCAGCGCTTCCATGCGGCGCTGGTCAAAGTCGTTAATATCGTCCACGATTTCTTCAGTGATCGGCTCTGGCCAAATGCCAGTATCCTGTGCTTGTTTGATATCGCGGAGGGTCTTGCGGTACTCCAGGCGCCCGAGTTCCAACAGGTCCGCAGATGCTTCGACGATGGCGATCCAGTGGTAGTGCTCATCTTTGTTGACGAAGATCCAGAAGAACTGATCAAACGCGGCCACGTCGCAATACATACCTGCACTCAGGTGATAATCACGTTCGATAATTTCGCGGTGCAGCCGGGAGCGCAGGGCACTTTGCTTAACGTTTCCCATCGTGACGGTTTTCAGGTCGAAACCGCTTCGCAGTCCGCCCGCTTCGATCTCAAGGTCTGGACGAACGCGCACATCGAGGCCCGTTTCTTCATCAATACCGAAATAGCTCACCTCAACCGCCCGTTGCGGGTGTTGTAATAGTGGACCGGCCGACGGGTGGGTGAACAGTGCACGCTGAATTGCTTTCGCATATTGGATTTGTTGCTGGGTGACTGGCTGGCGCTGGTCATTGGCATTTCTCCAGGCGCTGATCAATTCGTCCGCAAAAATAGCTGTTGGCAAAATTGTTTTAATGCGTGCGGCCATTTCTTCTTTGCTGCCGCTGACCGGCAACGGCGCCGGTATCGCGCGCTCTTTCCCGACAAACTCCGGATCGATGGTCGCCAGCTGTTCCAGCAGTGCGTCGCGGCCGCCGGTGGTTTTCAACGGCGCCGGCAGGGTGGCGTTATACTCTTTGATGCAGGCTTTCATCGCCGTGGCGGTGATTTTTGCGTCCTCAGGGATGCTCTGGAACTCCGGAGGAAGCATCATGTAGAACTGGCCGATCTCGTCAGCGTTTCCGCCCAGGGCATACGGCGCTTGTAGCATGGCGTTGTGCTTTTCGATTACTGCCCGAAGTGTGTCGGCGTCCGCCTGTTTTGGCAGTGCTGCGTTGTGTTTGTCGATAAACGCGCGCATCGATGTTGTGTCGGTAAATGCCCCCTCAGGGATCAACGGTTCAACGCTAAATTCTGCGTCCAGTTTTTCCGGCTCGAGCGCCAGCGTGTGAACCAGCGAGCCGAATGTCAGCGCGTCGGTACGTTCACGCTGGATAGACTTGATGACGTGGCGGCCGTGGTAATACATCAGGCTGATCCGTGCGTCCTTCGCCATTGTGCTGCTGATGCCATTGGCTGCGTGATAAACCTCATTCGGGATATCATGATAGCGACCGGGTTCGAAGTATGCCGGGGCCGTTGTGACCAACTCTTCCTGTGTGGCTGCCGCTTCACCTGACAAATCGGCCGATTTGGTTGACGAATCTAAGAATTCCCGAACATTTTCGGTTGTCAGATCCTCATTTTCCCGAAAATCGGTTGATGCTGGTTCATCAACGATGACGTTGGCCAGCGGTGATTCGGTAAACAGAGCGGATACATCAAAATGGCCACCGCCCAAACTGCGCAGTTCACCGGACTGATGCTGGTGCGCGACTTCTGTTTTTTCGTCCTCATTTGAGGCATCAGGCTGCGGAAACTCTACATTTTCACGCTGGCTAGCGATGCTTGCCTGCTCCAATGCCTGGCGTGCTTCTTTCAGGTAGAACTCAACGCGCCCATTGATGAAAGCAACGCGCGGATCCTTTTCATCTACCCAGTTCTCCAGCACGTCGCAGGTAAGGTGATGAATTTCATCAGCGGCCAGCTGTTGGAACGGGTCGCATGGTTCGATCTCTTTGGCCAGCAGTCGCGCGACGTACGTGTGAGATACACCTTCGCCGATTGCAGCCATGAGCTCAGCAACGTCATCTTCACCCATAACGCCAGTATCGCCGCTCAATGCCGCTATAACTTCGCCACGGATCCATGCTCGGCGCTCGGTTTCAAACTCGACAACCGTAGTATCAACGGTCGCCACTTCTTCTTTTTCACCGTCATTTGAGGCGATTTGGTGCGCTTCGATGGCTGTTTGTTGCGTGTCGGCGGCATTCTGTTGCACGGTCTGCGTGTCAATCTCGATCAGATTGGCGTTGATATAGGTGCGCAACGCGCCGGGGGTGAGATGGAGGTTTTCCTCGGCGCCACGGATTAGCGCAACGATCGCCTCACGGGAGAATTGCAAAACACCTGGTGTATTGCCGAGCTGTTCATTCCAGGCCTTGAGGGTCTTATCATTGCGTTTCTTCATTTCGGTAACTGCCCGGATGATTGAGCCCGGTGGGTTGGAAATGTCGAAATCAGACGGATACAGCGCGCAACCGATCACCGTCTCAAGCATTTGCTCGGAGTCGATAGGAGTGCCGGTGGCTGGCTCGGTACCGTTAGTGAGAATTGCGCCTGACTCGGTGCGTCGCTGCTCCTCGGCTTTTTCGACTGGCTTGGCGCCGCCAGTCTGCCACTTGGTGATAACGTCCGCACGCTCCTCTACCTTGGCGTCCAGGTATTCGGTCGCAAACTGACAAAGCTTGCCCAGTTCTGGCGCTTTGCCGAACGGTAGCCAAACAGCCTTCATAGCGGCGATCACTACGATTGGCATTTCTGGATAAATGAACTCGTGCTGTTTGAGGCTGGTCAGTGCAAGGATCACGTTTTGCGGGTAACGCTGCGCATCGTCCATCACGAGCGCCTTGGCTGCTTTTAACTGCTCTTCGTTCAGTTTCAGGCATTCGCGGCCATACAGCCAGGCGGCGGCGATCACGGTATGCTTGTCGAGGTTGGCCGCGAAATATTCAGCCGCAGCTTTTGGTTTTTCCTGAGGCTTCTCGCTGATCACCACGGGAGCGACAATTTTCTGCCAGGTCAATTTATCTTCACCCAATTCGTAACGGTCACACCAGGTGTCGGAAAACTCACCTTCTGGGGGCAGATCGTCATAAACAGGGTAATCGGTTCGGGTGGCCTTGAAGTAATCTTTCGGATCCAGCTCCGCATCCTCGATGTAGTTGGCGAGGTCACGCTGAGCGCGATCGTCGTTCTTCGCGTCGAACCAGATGAAGAGGGAAGGTTTCCCGGTTTTTTGCTTGGCCTTGAGATAAAAGGCGTACACGTTTTGCATTGTGAAATTCTCCTGAATTTAGGTACAATGCCAGCCGATCGGTGATCTGCTTCGGTTGGTCATTGGTTATGCTCCGGTTATTGGGGGTGGTTCCCCAGTGACCCGTCGCCGGGACGCTAAGCCGGTAGACTGGCCCGCCTTGTGCGGGCCTTTTTACGTTCTAATTGCAGTAACTAAAATTGCAGTGCGGACAATAAATGACGTGTGTGGTATTTGCTTCATTGAGCGATATACCGGTTTCATATCCGCGTAATCCGTATTGCTGATAAATATCTTTTTTACAGCGGAAACAAACTCCATCGTTCGGTGCGAAATGCGGAACGTGTTTATTCTTGCAGTATTCCTCTTGTGCCTTTCGTGCCGCGACAGGGGAGAATATCTTTTCCATTAATAGCCTCTCGTGGTTGTTGATATTGAAATGCGCCCTGCGAGTTGACGCCCCGGAAGGGAAACGCTTGACGCATTTCAATACTCTAAAAAGCCCCGCCAGCGACGGCGGGGAAGACTACACGCAGTATTACTCGTCGGCTAACATGGCTAGCAGCGCCAGCAGGAGCAGCTTTTTCGGAGACGGGCGCCCCTTAACTTTGAACTCTGTGGCGTACTCGTCACCTACGTTAAAGTACGTACGCACTGCGGCATCAATGGCGCATTTCGGACAATCAAAATCCCCGGCATCATTCCCAGCAGGGGTAACCAGAGAATGTGGCTTTTCTTTGTTATCCGTATTAACGATAAATCCAATGGTTTCGCCCTCGCTTAATACTTCAACGATATTTTTGTGCAAAAGGTTCATTTTAATTTCTACGGACTTGATCATGGTTATGCTCCAATTTTAGGTAATGGGATCCCGTGGCTGAATTAATCAGCCAATGAGTTACTTATTTAGTGCTGTGTTTTAGTGCGTTCCGGCTGGCTCGAAATATGCAGGAATACTGCGAGATTCGAACGGCGACTTGATCGCACGAAGGTTACCGGTTGGTTCGAAGCGATACACTTGGCAGTGGATATCGTAGTGGGCCACCCAAGCGGCGCCGGTGCGCTTGTTGCGGAAGCTGGTGGCCTTACCGCTGTGTGGAACTGTATTGCTGATCATGGCGATGCTCCTTTGTGGTTGCCGGACTTTCCCGGCGGTCAGGTTTACTCTCTGGTTACTAAGCTCCGGTTCCACTACTGATAACCAAAGAGGATTGATTATTGGTTATGCCCGCTGTCTCTCCAGCCGTCCTTCGGTCTTTCCCGAACTGTCAGAACGTCGTACCTGCTGCGCGCCTGTCTCGATGACGGTTGCTGCGTTGTGTTTAGATTAAACGCCATTCGTGTTTTATTGTCAACACGTAATGTGTTTGTTGTTTTTTGAGAAGGTACTTTTTTTTGGGATTGAGGTTGCGCCGTGAAAAATGGGTGTAAAAAAACCGGCTCAACGGCCGGTTATGGGGAACTGGGTAGGGCAAGTGCTCTGCTACTCGGTGATAGGTTTATATCTACCGCGCAAGTATTTCTCTACATAATCATCAAGTTCTTTCAGGCGTAATTGGAAGAGATCGATCATCCGCTCTTGCTCTGCTTCGGGCAACTGATTGAAGAGATCCAGCATCTTTTTCTGGTTCTCATTCATCCAGTGTTCAGGGGTATCTTCATCACCAAATACCAGTTCTGCCGGGCGCAGGCCCAATACCCGAGAGAGTGTTATCGCATCATCGATCCCTATGTTACGGGAGCCTGATTCATAGTTTCCAATACGTGATTGCGCCCACCCGCACCATTCGGCGAGTGTCTTTTGGGAAATCCCTCGTTTCTCCCTGGCCAGCTTGAGGCGGGCTGCGATCTTCTCATTCGTATTCATGAAACCTTTTTACCACGCTCCGTGTTATTACTCAAAACCCGTATAGTGTTGACATTGAAACACGTTGTGTGTTTAATTTATTCCAGCAACACATAACATGAGGTGAAAATGAACAACATTGCAAAAGAGAGGCTTGCTCTTGGCTTAACGCAGGAGCAGTTAGCCACGATCTTCGGATGGCGGCAGTCTCGTATTTCAAATTATGAAAATGGAACGCGCCGGCCCGGTCTCCCAGAATGCCGTTTGATTGTTGAGACGCTTAACAAACTAGGCCGTGATTGCACTTTAGACAGCTTATTTCCTCCACAAGAAGAGGCTGGAAAAACAGAAGCATAACAGTGTCATTTACATTTCATGAGAGTAGCACTGATGCCGTTTAAGGACTGATTTATGGAAATCAAACACGAGCAGATCCGCGAAGCGCTCCGCGGATGGGCCTCGGAAGCAACCCAGCGTACGGTAGCTGTGGAAATCACCCGCGCCTACTTCGACATGCAACTGCAGGCGCCACTGCTGGCGCAGATAGAGGGTGCCGACGGCAGCGTTGATGATGCCGCATGGCACAACAACAAACAGCAGGTTTTCCGCTGGCTTGACAGCGATAGTGTGGCCGCTCGCCGGAAGATTCAGCAACTGCAACCGGCAATCCTCGCCGCGCTACCAGCAGAGTTGCGCGCCCGGCTGATTGCCGGAAACAGCATTGAATATCTGGCAATCCGCGCGCTGAAAGAGCACCAGGGGGCGATCGCCGCGGCGTTGCTGCACGCGTCACCGGCAGATTTTGAAAGAGAGTGCGATGAAGCCGAGCGTAGTTTGTACGAGCTACGCCGCGCCTATTCAGCACTGCACTAACCGGAGCATAAACCAATGGCTAATTTTTCAAGAGAACAAGTTGAAGTGCAAATCCGCGATCAACTGGTACGTGATGGGATCCCGGCTGATGTAGCGCGTTCTGCCGCTGTGCAGGGCGCCAATCATTATTTAACCAGCCCAAACGCGACGATCGCCAGCAGTCTCGCTGTCGCAAAGACGTACGCAAAGCCGCTAAAGCGGGTGAAGGGCAAACCGGATCGCCCGCATGTACCAGGGCGCCGAATGGGGCGCCGGGTATGAAGTCACAAGTTAAATGCGCGTCTCTCTTCGTCATCAAGGTTCGGAAGATGTTTCACTTTTTCATAGGTGCTCTTAAGTGCCTCGATTAGCGCAGGAACGTCTTCAATTTGGATTGAAACTGATGAGTATGATTCGGGGGCGTTTTCGGGTTCCTCATATTCATAAGAAGTGTCAGCAGTATCAATTACAACGTGCAATCGATCTACTGAAACACCAATTCCAAGTTGCCTTTTATGTTTTACAACAATAACGCTCATTACTGGTTTCCTTGTTATTTGAATGAATGCAGCGCCCCAGCAGGCCGACTTTTGAGGCGGATTTATGGCTAATAGTATGCCAAAACCTTTGGCTAAGAGTAAGGCAAATAATGAGCCTTACCGTAAGGTAAAAATCACGATGTGGAATGACCCAAGTTTTAGGGCGTTATCCCCATTGCCACCCAGCGGGCAGAGTTTGTTTGTTTATCTGCTTACCGGTCCGTTCACTGGGATTATACCTGGTCTCTTTAAGGCGGGGCGTGCGGCTTTGGCTGAGGAATTGGGGTGGGAGGTAGAAGCCTTCGACTTAGCCTTAGGCGAAGCCTTATCCCTAGGGATGGTCAAAGCCGACATCCAAGCCCGAGTTTTTTGGCTTCCAAACGCCGTCAGGCACAACCCGCCAACGTCAGTAAACGTCATTAAATCGTGGGTGCGATCGTTCGAATTACTGCCTGAATGTGACCTTAAATATGAGGCATTTGAATCCTTGAAGTCCACGTCACACGGCGTTTCTAAGGCTATGGGCTTGGCTTTCGATAAGGCTTTCGCTTTGGCTAATCCTTTAGCTAAGGATAAGGCTAAGTCTTTGCCAAGACCTTTCCAGAAAGCAGTAAACAGTAAACAGATCATAAAAGATAAAACCCTATTGGCACATGGCGAAGAAGCTCGCCAAGCGCCGACGAAGGGTGAGGGAGATCAATCTGCTTCGCCTCCAACGAAGAAAACCAAGGGGCAGGACTACCCGCCAGAGTTCGAGACTCTTTGGCAGGCCTACCCGCGACGGCAAGGCAGTAACCCAAAAAACAAGGCGTTTGCATGCTGGAATGCACGGCAGCGCGATGGCGTGGCACAGACGGCCATGCTCGACGGTGTTCTGCGGTACCGGGATTTCTGCCAGCTAAGCGAGAAGACCGGCACCGAGTTTGTCCTGCAGGCCCAGACATTCCTGGGGCCGCGCAGGGAGTTTGATAATTCATGGGAAATAACCACGGGAGGTAACCATGTGGAATTCCGATACAACCCGAGCGATCAGCGCTCGTACTACGAGCAATTCACAGAATGGGAGCAGAAGCAGCCAGGAGCCGCCAGTCTGGGTTCTATGGGGGGTGATGTTCAAGATGTTCGGCCAGCGCTGGAATGTGAAGAATGGCAATCGACCCTCGGAGTTGTGGGAGGCACAGGTCAACTCGATGACGAGTGAACACCTCACGAGAGTTTGCGGTGCCATTACAGAGCGGTGGAAGGCTGGCAACCACTGGCCACCGGACTTTGCTGAATTCATGGTGCTGGTAGCTGAATGCACCGGTGGCGTACTTGGCCTGACGGTCGACGACGTTCTCGAAGAAAACAAGCGCTGGCGTAACGAGTTCTACCGGTACAGCAGCACGGAGGCTTTCCCGTGGAAACACCCGGTGTTGTACCAAATTTGCATCGTACTGAAACGAAAGGGGATTGATTTCAAGCTTACCGAAAAAGAATTGCGGGACCTGGCCGGAAAAGAACTGGCCTATTGGGAAAAACGTGCAGAAAGCGGCTTGCCGCCACCGCCGATCCGCCGCCAACTTGCAGCACCAAAAGCACCACCCGGCCCCACCCCGGCAGAACTTGCCTACGCGGAGTACAAGCGCAAAAAGAATCTGGGGTAACACAATGAACAACCATGTAAAAACCGGAGCAAACCCAATGACCAAGAGAATCGCAATCCATGATTTTGTCGATCTGATTATCGGCAAAAAACTTACCGCTCGTAAAATCATGAGCCTGATTACAAAACACCACCCTGGCTGCGAGCCGACGTTCGACAGTCTCCGCCGTCGGTTAATCCGCATGCAAAAATCGCCGTACGCATCACTGCAGGTATCCGTCGAGGGCCGTGAGAAATTATTCAAACTGGTGAGTGTTGACGCGCGTTTCTTCAAGTACTCAGAAAGCGCATCAGCCGCCATCAAAACTCGCGGGAAGCGACCAGGCGCTGCGCGTCCTCCGCATTCGCCTGCAGAACTGAAATATTGCCACATGCACAAATTGTTTGACCAGGCGTTGACCAGCGTACGCGAGAGGGTTTCAGCATGATCAGTGATATCAAACCTATCGGGACTTTACGCCGACACGTACCGGGTGCTGTGATTTTAGACGGTTCTGCCGATCTGCACGTTACTGACGGAATGCCAGCTTACTCTGCTGAAGTCGTTAATGCTCTCATTGCGGAGAATGCTGCGTTGAAAGATACGCTTGAGTATATCTGCAACCGTGGAAACGAACCTGAATATCATGATTGCGGAATGGGTTGCGGACTTGAGGACCGCGGCATAACCGATCGATACGAAGCTATGTATCACGGCTGGGAGAGTGCAATGTCGCGCATGTATTCAGACGTTATACCCGAAGAAATGCCAGAAACCCCGACCACCGACGCCGCACTTGCCGCTGTGCGGGCACAGGCAGTTGAAGATGCAGTGAACCAAGTTCTCAGTGTGGACACAATCGCATCGACTGCTGTGATTTCTCACGTGTTGCGTGCATATGCCGCCGAGCTGCGGGAGGTGGAATGATACAAGATGCGATGTTGCTGAACGCCGTCAGGCGGATTATCGAGCTTGAAACTGTTTTGCTCGTCCCGGTAGAGAAATCGGTGTGGCCAGCCGAAGTTAAATTGGTTTTCTCACAGATTGCACAGGCAGCCGCGCTGCCGGAATGCCATCAAGATCGTCTCCGCCATCACATCAATCGTATGTGGTTGGAAAGCGTCCCGATGCCAAAAATCATTGCCGTGGCGTCATCCTTGGCTAAAACATTGGAGCAATACGCATGAGAGAGATCATTGTAGATAATTTTGCCGGTGGCGGCGGGGCAAGCACCGGCATAGAAAAGGCTACCGGCCGAAGCGTTGATATAGCGATCAATCACGACGAGAACGCGATCGCTATGCACACCACGAATCACCCCAACACGTTGCACTACTGCGAATCGGTATTTGATATCGACCCCGTGGCAGCGACTGCAGGTCGCCCTGTCGGGCTAGCCTGGTTCAGCCCTGATTGCAGACATTTCAGTAAAGCCAAAGGGAGCAAGCCGGTTAAAAAGGAAATCCGTGGATTAGCTTGGATCGTCGTCAGTTGGGCGCTGCGTACACGTTTTCGTTGCGGTATGTTGGAAAACGTCGAAGAGTTCAAAACTTGGGGGCCGCTGGTGGCTGATGCTGATGGCAACGAACGCCCGTGCCCGGCGCGCAGCGGAGAAACCTTTGCGGCCTTTGTCTCCATGTTGACCACGGGGATTGATGCTGCACACCCGGCGCTGGCGGAATGCTGCGAGGTATTGGGGATCGCAGCCGGTAGCGAAGACCATCAACGGCTGGTGGCCGGCCTGGGCTATGTGGTCGATCACAGGGAGTTACGTGCATGCGACTATGGAGCGCCGACCATACGCAGGCGATTTTTCATGGTAATGCGCTGTGACGGTAAACCGATCGTCTGGCCTGAGCCTACCCACGGCGATCCGAAATCCCTCGAGGTGCAAAGCGGTAAGTTGAAGCCCTGGCGCACGGCCGCAGAGTGCATTGACTGGTCTATCCCATGCCCGAGTATCTTTAAACGTAAGCGCCCGCTGGCCGAAAACACACTGCGCCGCATCGCGCGAGGTCTGCAGCGCTTTGTTCTGGACTCTCCGGCACCGTTCATTGTGAAGTGCAACCACACCAGCACTAAGACAATTTACGATTGTTTCCGAGGTCAATCGCTGGGTGAACCGCTTCAGACCATAACAAAAACTCACGGTTATGCCCTGGTGGCGCCCCACATCACCAAATTCCGCACCGGTGCCACTGGGCAGGAGTGTGATGAACCGATCTCTACCATTACGGCTGGTAGCTCCGATCGCCCTGGTGGTAATGGTCATGCGCTGGGAATGGGTGAGGCAACGCTGACGCCATTCATCGCCGGTGCTGGAGGCTCAGAATATCAGGGTAAACCTCGCGTTGCGGATCAGCCGCTGCACACGGTTCTCAAAGAATCACATGCGGCCTTGGTTACGCCATACATCGCGCGTATCGGGCAGACTGGATTTGGCGGCGATCGCATGTCGTATGGTGCGAAGGATCCGCTGACTACTGTCACAAGCAAAGCGGAACACTTGCTGGTGGCGCCGGTTATAGCCCGTCAATTTGGCGCCAGCGTTGGTCATAGCGCTGACGAACCGAACGGCACGATCACCGCGGGCGGTGGTGGGAAAAGCCAACTGGTATCAGCGTTTTTGGCGAAGCACTACGGTGGTAATTATACCGGCCCCGGTGCGGGATTCGATGAGCCGACACACACCGTAACGACTACAGACCATCATGCCATTGTCGCCGCACACCTGTTGGTTAACAACACGGGGCATCCGGGCGGAGCCGCCGACGCCCCCGCGCATACAGTTACAACTGGTAATCACCACGCGCTTGTATCTTCGCACCTTGTAAAGCTGCGCGGAACATGCAAAGACGGCCAGGCTGTGACGGAACCGATGCCGACAATTACGGCCGGTGGCCTGCATATCGGCGAAGTGCGTGCCTTTCTACTGAAGTATTACGGAAACGAGAGGGAGGGACTGAACATCGAAGACCCGCTTCACACCGTGACAAGCCGCGACCGCTTTGGGCTGGTAACGGTTGAAGGCATCGATTACCAAATTGTTGATATTGGTATGCGTATGCTGCAACCGCATGAGCTTTATGCCGCCCAGGGCTTCCCATCCTGGTACATCATCGATCAGGACTATAGCGGTAAAAAATATGCAAAAGACAATCAGGTTGCCCGCTGCGGTAACGCTGTGCCGCCGCCATTTGCTGAGGCGCTGGTGCGCGCAAACCTACCAGAAATGTGTGTGGCCAAAGAAGGAGTGGCCGCATGATAAACATATTTCTGATTATTGTCGTCAGCAGCCAAAGCATGAGCATGCAGGTGCAACCGATGCAGGACATGGCACAGTGCAAGGCAGCAATCAAGGCTATAGATATTGCCAGAGAAGAAAGCGCATGGAATGAGGCTATCCCGAGCGTTAACAACATTAAGTGCGTGGAGGTGAAGCATGACAATCACCAATGAGCAGGTGCAAGACATTTACGAAGCGGCAGTGCATGAAGAGGCGACCGGTAATGAGGAGGCCGCGTTTGTTTTGCTCTGCAAGCTGGATGATGGGGGCGGTGCTGGTGCAACAATCCGCAAGCTGATCGACATGATGCGGGCGGCTAATCGGGAGGCGCAGCCGGTGGCCTGGAGCTATGAGTGGGCCTCATGCATCACCTGCGAAGGCCCGCAGAATTTTAAACCCGTTATTGAGCGCGAGGCTCCGCCGCAATGGGCAATTGACGAGGGGCAGGCTAGGAATGTTACCCCGCTCTACACCGACCCGCCAGCGCCAGCAGTGCCGGACTTTGGTTCGCTGACAAAGCTGATAGTTGGCCGCCTTATTGACTGCGGTGCTGCCGGTGATGACTCGATAGCTGATGCTGAGACCTTTGTTTATAACGCCTGCCGCGCCGCAATGCTGGCAGCAGCGCCGGAGGTGAAAGGTGCGTAACTCATTAAAATCGAATGATAATGATTGATTTTCGATCTGTAGCACACAAAAGCCCCACAAGGGGCTTTTCTTTCCTTGCAAACTCCAATTATTCTAACCATAATTATACTGTACAAATAACCAGTATTACGGAGGCGCATGATGAAAGTCGAATTAGTAATCCAGAAAAACAAAGAGTTACCAGCTGGCGCTGTTGCAGCGATTGAACAGGAATTCCAGAAACGGCTGCTGAAACAGTTCCCCGACTGCCGAGTTTCCGTCAGGCTTGGCGGACAGGATAATTTGTCAGTGCTCGGGGCTGAGAAGAGCGTCAAAGAACGAGTAGAGAACATCCTTCAGGAGACATGGGAAAGCGCGGAAGACTGGTTTTATTGATGGCATCTCTTTGCCGAAAAATTACACGCAGCAAAGGAGGTTGAGGTGACCGGATTACAAGACACGCCCCCAGGAGGGTACAAAGTCGTGCGCTGCATGGACGATGCAGTGGTTGCCAGATTTAAAAATTTCCCCGTTTGCGAGCGGGCGTTGATGTACCGAAAGGGGGATCAGGTCTCCTTCATGCCATTGCAGCCTGAAGATATAGTAGGCACGCCAAAACTGATAACACAAATTTTAGAGCGGGCCGGCTATCGTAACGTAAATTCTGATAGACTTACTTAACGGGCCTGAACACCCCGTGCCTGCTGCGCCACAGGAGAGAACATGGCGCAGTTACAACTCATCAAGCAGTCATCAGGAATACTGATCCCGGCCACGCCCGAGACCAGCGATTTTCTGCAAAAAAATTGCAAGCTCGGAGCCGTGCTGGTGGCCGACTTCAAAAAGGTGCGCAATCCGGCGTTTCACCGTCGCTTTTTCGCGCTTCTCAATCTGGGTTTCGAATACTGGGAGCCGACCGGCGGCGCCATCTCGACGAACGAGCGCAAGCTGGTTACTGGCTATGCCAGATTCCTGGCTACGTTCGGCGGTAATGAGTCGGCCCTGCTCGACGCCGCCGAGCAGTATCTCGATCGCATCGCCGATCGTCGTGCCGGCAGTATCAGCGCGTGCAAATCCTTTGACGCTTATCGCGCGTGGGTGACGGTCGAAGCCGGTCACTATGACGCGATCCAACTCCCCGACGGCACCCTACGCAAACACCCTCGCAGCATCGCGTTCGCCAACATGGACGAAACCGAGTTCCATCAGCTGTACAAGGCTGCGCTCGATGTTTTATGGCGCTGGATCCTGCATAAACCTTTCCGCACGCATATCGAAGTTGAGAACGCCGCGGCTCAACTGATGAGCTTTGCGTAATGGCAAATCTTAAAAAAGAGGCCAGAGGCCGCGACTGCCAGATCCGGATACCTGGTATCTGTAACTTCAATCCGGAAACAACCGTTCTAGCGCATTACCGCATGGCGGGAACCTGTGGCGGCGGCATGAAGCCGGATGACGAGCAAGGCGCTTGGGCCTGCAGTTGCTGCCATGACGCGATCGATTCCCGTACAAAAACCGAATATGACCGTGAAACCCTGCGTCTGTACCACGCCGAGGGCGTATTCCGCACGCAAGCAATTTTGAGAAGTGAGGGCAAGTTATGATTTATCCTGAAAATATTGGCAAGGGCGACGGCAAAGAGCTGCACTTGCGTGCGCTGGAACAAGTTTGGATAGAGGGTAAATTGAAAATGTGGGGCCGCTGGTCGGGCATGGCGAGGCACGGCAGCGCCGGCAGCATGTTTAACCGTTTATTGGCCAGTGAGAAGGTGACAAAGGCCGCGATCACCCAGGCATTACGACAACTTAAAAAAGCGGGATGCGACAAAAGCGAACTGCAGCGCTACTTGCTAGATATTATGGAAGGTAAGCAAAAAAGCAGCCTTGCGTTTTGCACTGACCAGGAGGCCGCGACCATTGACCAAGTGATTGGTGCCGTCCTGCGGGATAACCCGGGTTTGAAGTACGTAATTCAGCAGCGATATATAGGCCGTGGTAAAAGCAAAAAGGCTATGGCAGCAGACTTAAACGATATTCATCCTGAATGGTGTATGCGGACCTGTGAAACCCGGATTGCCGTTTGGCTAAAAACCGCCGAATTCATGCTTTACCTACCGATGAGTGATGCATTTAATTCAAACGGTGAACGATTTTACCGTTGACTTTGCGCGGAAATTGGTTAAATTAGGTTAAGCTTCGCGAAGTAGTATCCGCAGCGACAAATCCACAAGAAACCCGCCATTTGAGCGGGTTTTTTCATTTCTACGCTCTGATGGGTGCCCCGGAAAGTTGCTGCTCTCCGGGGCTGCATACCCGCGTCAAAGGTCACGAGTACACCGGCTCTATTGGAGTACTTATACATTGAAAAAACACATTAATGGTGTTGTGTCACGTGCCAGCGGAAAGCCAGCGCCGATTGTTTACGCAGGCGAAACCGTCGGCTATGGGTGTGACGACCTGCATGTTGCAACGATTCCCGTTTGGTTAGCTCGCCTGGTGATTAGCCACTTTCACTACAGCAAACGCGTAGTGAACAATTCCTATCTGCATCTGGGTATTTTCGACGGACGCGAGCTGGTAGGCGTCATGCAGTGGGGCTACGCGATGAACCCCAGCAGCGGGGCTCGTGTGGTGACCGGCACAGGCAACCGCGATTACATGGAGCTAAACCGGTTATGGGTTCATGACCGGATGCCACGTAATACCGAATCCCGCGCAATCAGCTATGCGCTGAAAACTATCAAGTTGCTCTATCCCGCTGTGGATTGGGTGCAGACGTTTGCAGACGAGCGGTGCGGCCGGTTCGGCGTCGTGTATCAGGCGAGCAATTTCGATTACGTCGGCAGCCATCAAACGACGTTCTACGAGCTCGACGGAGAGTGGTATCACAAGATCGCCATGACCACGAAAGGGCGCAAGGCTGGCGCCCGAGGAAATTTCTTGCAGGCGAACGCACACCGCGCCACCGCGCACACGTTTAACCAATTCCGCTATATCCGCTTTCTGAACAAGCGGGCGCGCCGGCGGCTAAACACGAAGCTGTTCAGCCCGAAGCCATACCCGAAACCTGAGAATTCACCCTAGCCCGGCACGCGCCGGGTTTTCTTTTTCATCACCCGACGATCGGGCCAGCCCCGACAGGGGGAGGACATGAAAATGCCTGACAAAAACCCCGATGTGTGGGGGCAGTTGCTCACATGGCTTGCTGCCCACAAGGAGGGCGGCGGCTATGCGGCCACGGCTGCGGTAATGGCGTTACTGCGCAGCGCATACGTTGGCCAGCAAGGATGGACGCGCCGACTAATTGACGCCGCCATGTGCGCAATGGTTGGTTATTTCATCAAAGATTGCCTGGCCGCGCTCGGCTGGGATTCCACCTATGCCTATCTCGGCAGCATGTTTATCGGTTATGCCGGCGTCGACTATTTCGGAAATATGCTGCGCCGCATCGCCAGCAACCGCACTGGCTCCCCACGACAGGAATAATTCATGACTCAGGATCAATTCAAAGAGGCGGCCGGCATTGGCGCCGGACTAGCCGCGCGCTGGTTTCCACATCTGGAGGCAACGTTTGCCGAGTTTGGTATCACGTCGCCAGTGGCGCAGGCAATGTTCATTGCTCAGGTCGGGCATGAGTCGGCCGGTTTCACTGCGGTCGCGGAATCTTTCAACTACAGCGTGGCGGGCCTGCAATCGACCTTTGGCAAGCGGCTAACTGCTGAGCAATGCAAAATGCTTGGGCGCCAGCGCGGCGAATCGGTGGTGCCGGTGAACCGCCAAGCGGCGATCGCGAATCTCGTCTACGGCGGCCGCCTGGGTAACAAATCAACCGGGGACGGTTGGAAATACCGCGGGCGCGGCCTGATCCAGATCACCGGCGCCGACAATTATCGCGCCTGCAGCGCCGGCATCAAAACCGATTTGCTGTTGGTGCCTGACCTGCTGGAAAAAGACGAGTACGCGATGCGCTCCGCCGGCTGGTTCTGGAAATCGCGGAATTGTGGCCAGTACGCCGGCGACGTCGAACGGGTGACGCTGCTAATCAACGGGGGCAATAACGGGCTGGCAGATCGCAAAAAACGATTCGAGCGTGCGCGCCAGGTGCTGGTATGACTCAAGAAAAAATCAAAGTTCCAGTCCAGAGGCCTATGGCGAGCACCGTGGATGCTGATATCGCGCGTGCCGCATATGAAGAGTATGTGATCCAGTGCGGCGATGGACAGTCATTTGAGCGACTTCATCAGCGGGGTGGCTTTTGTTGGGCTGAACTGGCCGCGCTTCTTTATGCCCGGATAAAACGTTTAGAGGGTGAGCAAAAATGAATTGGTTTTCGAGGCTCACCAGTGGCGGAATGTTGCTCCTGCTGGTGGCTTCGATCTGCCTCGGCGGTTACAGCTCGCTGTTGTCGCACCGGTTGGAGCTGGCACGCCAGCAGGTTGCAGAACAGCAGAAGACGCTGGCGCAGCAGGCAGGACTAATCACCACACTGCGCGCGGATGACGCCCGTAATCGCGCAATGATGGCAGAACAGCAACGGAGAGAGCAGCAGCTGCGCCAGCAGGGCGAAAACTACCAGAGGAAGTATCGTGAAGCAATCCAGAATGACGAGTGCGCCCGCCGCGCTGCTCCTGGTGCTGTTCTTGGCCTCTTGCGCGGAACGGACACCGCCGCCGGCGCCGATCGTGCTGTTTCCCCCTGAATCGGTGTTCACCCCCTGCGAACAACCAAAATTGCAGGGTGATACCTGGGGGGATATCGGCAGCCACGCGCTGGCGCTTCAAACAGCGTTATCAATCTGCGCCGGCCAGGTGGCCACGCTGAACCAATGGCGGGAATCCGCAGGGAGAAAACAATGAAGTGGCAGCGATTAGTCAGATGCCCTAAGTGCAGCGGGGTAAATGCCGACGCACCTTTCGGTGCTTCTTTCGAAAACTCGTTCACCCATCGAAAAACATGCGGATCATGTGGTGAGTATGTGGAATGGGTTGATTCGGTGGAACGCTGGATTAGCCAGTCGACATGGTGGAAGCCGTGGACATGGCGCAAAGGGTATTGGGAAAAGAAATAGCATTACAGGTGGCATTCACTGAGTGCCATCGATAATGCGCAAGCAAAATAACCAAAGTCGTCTACCTGCACCCACCGCGCACCCAGTGCACCGGCAGGCTGATGGCTTTTTTTATGGAGAATGCTATGTCACAACCGGAAGAAAGCGGCCTCGAGCGCGATTACTGTGCCGGTCAACTTTCTCTCCGCGACTTGGCAGAGATATACGGCATCAGTGAGGGGGCAATCAGGAAGCGCGCTAAAAAGCATGGCTGGGTACGCAAGGGAAAGAGCGGTACGCAAAAAGGTACGCAGGTACGCAAAAGCGGTACGCAAAAATCAAAGGTGCGTACCAAGACGGATCCCAAAGTAAGCGCAGAAGAGCTGATATCGGAATCAGGCTTATCACCACAGCAAAGCCTTTTCGTAGCGGAATATCTCATTGACCAGAACGCCACTGCTGCGGCTGAGCGCGCCGGCTACAGTGATCCGAATTATGGGCGGCAGCTTCTAACGAATCCTAACGTTAAGCGAGCCATTGAGAGCCAGCTGATTGCATCCGTATCACGGACTCTGGCCAGTGCCGATGAAGTGTTGGAAAAGATGTGGCAACTAGCCACCTTTGACGCCAACGAGATTTCGCAGTATCGCCACGGCGCCTGCCGTCACTGCTGGGGCTTTGGTCACCACTATCAATGGCGTGACGCTATCGAGCATGAAGAAAAGTGCGCAGAGGCGAAAGCCAGGAATAAGCCGGATCCGCCAGACAATGGAGGGTATGGATACGACCACAATAGGGACCCTAATCCAGAGTGCCCACGTTGCAATGGGGATGGAATTGGCCGCGCCTATTTCCCTGATACTCGAAAATTATCGGGCATTGCCCGGTTGGCATATTCCGGCACGAAGATAGGCAAGGGCGGGATAGAGATCACCGCCATCAGTCGCGAAAAAATGTTTGAAGCCATCATGCGAAGAATGGGGCTGAACGAAACCGAACTTGCGCAGCGGTTGGTTGAGCTTGAGATACAGAAGCGGCAGACAGAGGCCGAACGTCTACAGCTCGAACTTGCTCGCCAGAAAAAAACTAACGGGGATGACAAGCCGGGCGGGCCTCAAATAATCATTAACCTGGTGAATTCTCCCGATGGCGACTGAACACACGATCACGTTCCTGCCGTTCCATGACGGGCAGAAGAAAATATATCGCTCGCCGGCGAAGCGGAAAGTGGTCCGTGCTGGTCGCCGCTTTGGTAAAACCACCATGTTAGAGCAGGCTGGCGGCAACTGGGCGGCAAAACAGATGCGCGTGGGCTGGTTTGCGCCGTCCTATAAAATCCTGCTGCCCTCGTTTAAAGCCATTCGGGATCTGCTCAAGCCGATCACCACTAGTTCCAGCAAGACGGATTCGATAATCGAAACGATTGGCGGCGGTCAGGTGGAATTCTGGACGCTGGACAACCCAGACGCTGGCCGCTCCCGTAAATACCACAAAGTCATCATCGACGAAGGCAGCCTGGTTAAAAAGGGCATGCGTGATATTTGGGAGCAGGCGATAGAGCCGACGTTGCTCGACTATGACGGCGATGCTGTTATGGCTGGCACACCCAAGGGCGTGGACGATGAAAACTTTTTCTATCAGGCCTGCAACGATAAATCGATGGGTTGGGAGGAGCACCACGCGCCCACCTCGGCGAACCCGACGATTAACCCCGAGGCGCTGGCGCGAATAATCGCTGGCCGTCCGCCGATGGTGGTTCAGCAGGAATACAACGCTGATTTCGTCGATTGGCGAGGGCAAAACTTCTTCAAGATGGAATGGCTGCTGGAGAACGGCGTTCCGGTCGATTACCCGGCAAGTTGCGATACCGTCTATGGCGTTGTCGATTGCGCCCAGAAAGGCCAGCTACAGAACGATGGTTCAGCCTGCATCTGGTTCGCACTTAGCAACTTCCCAACGCCCTGCCTGGTCATTCTTGACTGGGACATTATCCAGATTGACGGGTATTTCTTGAAAGACATAGTGCCGCAGTGGATTGGGAAAGCTAAGCACCTCAGCGAAATATGCCTGGCACGCATGGGCACGGCTGGCCTGTTTATCGAGGATAAAGCCACCGGCATCACGCTATTGCAGCAAGGGGCTAATGAGGGCTGGAACGTTCACCCCATTGACAGCGAATTAACATCGCTGCCCAAAGAGTCCCGCGCCATCAATATCTCCGGGTACGTGGCGTCGGGGAAAGTACGCATTTCGAAATACGCCTATGACAAGCTGGTGGAATACAAGCAGTCGAAGAAAAACCACCTTCTGACGCAAGTGCTCCAGTTCATCATTGGCGAAGAGAATCAGGACGATGATCTGTTTGACTGTTTCAACTATGGCGTCGCGCTTGGGATTGGTAATGGCGACGGCTTCTGACGAGAAAACCAATGAACGAAGATGATTTCGAAATCGGCAGCTGCTCTCATTCAGAGTTGATGGCATTGCTGGACAGCGATGATATCCAGCCAGGATCTACGGCGGGCTATCAGACCTGCAAAACGGTCTACCTCTACCACCCGCTGGGCGGCAAGATGGTGGATCGCCCAATTAAGATGGCGATGAACGAACCGCGCACCGTGCATGTTGCTCAGTCTTATGGCCTTGAGCAGCGCCTGCGTGATGCGTTCGAGCGCGAATGGAAGTCTATGGGAGCTAACCAGCAGATTGCCAACGCTGCCCGCATTGCCCGAATTTACGGTGTATCTGCGGTTGCGATGCTGGTGGATAACCAGGTGCCCAGTGAGTCACTGGACTACCGCACTCTGTACAAACACAACGTCAGTTTTAACATTCTTGACCCGCTGAACACCGCGGGCAGCATCGTGCTGAATCAGGACCCGAATGCCCAGGACTTCCAGAAAGTCGATGGCATTCGAGTTGCCGGAAAGCCATACCACAAATCGCGCTGCGTCGTCGTGCAGAACGAAGACCCGATTTATCTGGCCTACAACCCGGCGGCGTTCGGATTTACCGGGCGAAGCGTCTACCAGCGCGCGCTATATCCGCTGAAATCCTTCATCCAGACCATGCGTACCGACGATATGGTTGCGGTGAAAGGCGGTTTACTGGTGACGAAAATCAAAGGGCCAAGCTCTGTCGTCAATAACATGATGCAGAAGCTCAGCGGCATTAAGCGGATGATGTTGAAGCGCGGGAAGACGGGGGAAGTTCTCCAGATCGGTGACGGTGACACTGTTGAGTCTATCGATCTGAGTAATCTTAAGGATCCTCTCGACTCTGCCCGTAAGCACATTCTGGAGAACGTGGCCGCCGCCGCTGACATGCCGGCGATTATTCTCAACTCTGAGACGTTCGCCCAGGGCTTTGGGGAGGGCACTGAAGATGCCCGCTCCGTAGCGGTCTATATCGATAACATTCGTGAATGGCTGGACCAGCTTTATGCATTCTTCATTCGTGTTTGCCAGTACCGGGCGTGGAGCATTGAATTTTTCCAGTCTCTGCGCGCCGACTTCCCAGAACTGAAAAACACCTACAGCCTGTATTTCTCGATGTGGATAAATAACTTCGAATACCGCTGGCCGTCGTCTCTTAAGGAGCCGGATAGCGAAAAGGTGAAGGTAGACGAAACGCGCTTTAAGGCTATCGTCAGCATGCTGGAGTCGATACTGCCGCAACTCACGGCGGACCCAGAGAACCGCGCGACGCTGATCGAGTGGGCGTGTGAAAACGCCAATGCCAACGAGAATCTGTTCCCTCAGCGGCTTAACCTCGATTACATCTCGCTAAAAGAAAATCCGCCGCCAGAGCCTCCGAAGCCTGAGGTGCCGGGTGGTGGGATGATGCTATGAACACGTTCACGCGAACCGTGAGAGACGCGGTGAGGTTCTTTCTTCGTAATGGCTACACTTCTCGCGAGGAGCTGGAACGCTGGCAGAGCATCATCCGGCAGGCTGCCGAGAGTGAAACGGCGGACGACTACATGGCGATGGTCACGCGGAACCTGACTAAATCGTACGATCTGCAGGTGGGTCGCGCTGGCGCGCTGAAACGGCACCAGGGCATATCCCGGTTTACGCTCAACTACCTTGAGCCAAAACTGAGGACTGAACTCGACAGGCGGATCCTGTCCAGCGCCGACCTTATCCAGCTCAACCGCAAAAAAGCTATCGACACAACGTTGTCGCGTTTTAGCGGCTGGGCCAGCAGCATACCTTCTGCCGATAGCATCGCGCTGTCTGGCATTCAAGGGACGATGCGGGCAACAGCGGATCATATTCAGAAGGCTGCCGAGAAGGTGGACTATGAAGCGCGCCGTGTGATGATCGACCAAAACCGCAAGCTGATAGCCAATATTGATAACGTGATAGCAACGAGCAATAACGCGATTGCGGCGATATGGCACAGCCACTGGCGCAGGCCTGGTTATGACTTCCGCGAAGACCACAAGGAGCGCGATCAGTTGTACTACCTGATCCGCGGGAACTGGGCGCAAAAAAACGGGTATGTGAAAGCCGGTCCTGCCGGGTATCTCGATGAAATCACTCAGCCTGGTGAAGAGGTTTTCTGCCAGTGCTATGTGACCTACATCTACAACATTCGCAGTATTCCTGAATACATGCTGACCCAGAAGGGTCACAAGTTCATGGAGTCAATGAAAGCAGCATAGGGGCATTAAAACGTGGCTATTTTTGGCAGCGGGATAATGTTCCGTCAGGGTAAGTTCGTCTTCCTGATCCAGCGCTCTGATGATGGAACGTGGTGTCAACCTGGCGGCACGGTCGAACCGGGCGAGCTCGCTATTGATGCTGCGCGCCGCGAAGTGCTGGAGGAAGTGGGGTATCAGTACGATGGCCCACTGAATCCGCACAGCGTCTACGGTGATTACCTGACGTTTCGCGCCGAGGTGCCGGAACAGTTCGAAGCGAAGCTGAACGACGAATCGCTGGCCGCCGGTTGGTTCCATATTGACGATTTGCCTAAACCGCTTCATCAGCCTTTTGCTGAGATGCTGGCACAGCAGGCGCTCAATGAAACCGAAGTGGCCACGCTCATCGCTGATGGGACATTAAGCAGCCCGCAATACTTTATCAACATGTGGATGTTCGCCATCCGGGTGACCGGAACAGGGGTTACCTGGCGCTCTGCAGATCAACAGATGGCCTTCCGTAACCCGGATGACTATCTCACCCCTGAGTTTCTCCAACGCGTTGCCGGTGTACCGCTCATCTGGCTGCACCCGGAGAAAAACAAGCTCGATAGCGATGAATTTGCGAAGCGTGTTATTGGCACCCTGACGAACAGTTGGGTTGCTGATAATGGCGAGGTCTGGGCTATTGCCCGGGTGTATGACGTCGAAGCCGCCGGAATTATGGCGACCAGGCAGTTAAGCACCTCGCCAACCGTCACGTATAGCGAAATGCAGGACTCAATCATCAAAATCGACGGTCAGCCTCTATTGGTGGAAGGTTCCCCGGTATTGCTCGACCACGTTGCAATTTGTGAACAGGGGGTATGGGACAAGCTCCTATCCCCTACTGGTGTTAAATCTGATTCCATTCCAAATGAGGCTGAAAAGATGGACGAGGAAAAAATCGTAGCGCTTATCAACAAAGCGATCGATGCCCGCATGGCAAAAGCTGATTCTGAGGCAAAAGAGGCCAAGGAAAAAGCGGATGCCGAAGAGGCAGCCAAGAAAGAAAAGGCTGATGCAGAGGAGAAAACGGCAGAAGAGGCGAAAGCCAAAGCCGACGCGGAAGAGAAGGCCGCCAAGGAAAAATCTGACGCGGAGGCCAAAGAGAAAGCTGATGCTGAAGCTGCAGAAGAAAAGGCGGCAAAAGAAAAAGCAGACTCTGAACTTCGCCAACAAATCGCAGACCTTAAAACGCGTATACCTTCCGAACTTAGCGACGAAGAGCGTAACGAAGTCGCCGATGCCCAGGTAAAAGCCGATAGCGTTTTCTCCAGTTTCGGCAAACGCGCCCCGGCCCCGCTGTCTGGCGAAAAGCCACTGGCATACCGTCGCCGTCTGATGATCCAATTGCAGGAACATTCGCCGGACTTTAAGACCGTCGACCTGTCATCAATCGCTGATTCCGCGCTGCTTGGGTTTGCTGAAAAGCAGATTTATGCCGACGCGCAAAAATCGGCAAGCTTGTCTGTAGGCCCTGGCATGTTGCGTGAAATCAAACGCGCTGATGCAACAGGCCGCCAGATCAGCACATTCGAAGGCGATCCTGCAGCTACCTGGGCTCCGTTCCAGTCAGGTAAACGTCAGGTCACTAGTTTCAACAACCAGGCTTAACGGGAGCTCTGAAGCATGGCTAATTTATCTCTTAATCCGATGGCAACCACGAATGCGCTGGGTTCCTTCGGTGTGCAGTCCGACGGTTATATCCAGGGTGTGGCTCTGGATGATCCGGCTAACCGCTTTAATCTGGCTGCCGGTACTGTAGCGGCAACTGAAACCAAACCGCTCTGGGGCGGTCTGCCGGTGGCTGAACTTCTGTCTGGCACGCAGTCTAGTCCGCGTGGTTCATACATCCGCCGTGCAGCGTCTGTCGCTGAGTTGGAAGGTTTCACCGTATTCAACCAGGCGCACAACGGCCTGACCACACCACAGTCACCGGTTCCGCTGTACGCATCCGGTATGAGCGTTTCGTACTATCGCCTCGGCTCAAACATGCGCGTTCCGCTGAAAGCTTCTGCACAGGTTGTTGCGCTGGGCACCAGTGGCGCATCCGTGAGAACGGCTCTGGCCTGGGACTTTGTGAATAACCAGCTAACCACCGCTGCCGCGGCGGGTTTTGCCGGCGCTGATATTGATACTACCGCCGTGACGTATGCTGCAGGTATGGCAACAGCCATCACCGCATCAGCCCACGGCCTGAGCGCCGGCCAGTATGTGAAAATCAGTGGCGTGGCGCCTGCCGCGTACAACGGCACCGTTGTTGTGCTTTCCGTTACGAATTCAACCACCTTCACCTATGCCACAGCAACAGCACCGGGAGGCCCGGCTACTACGCAAGGCACTATTGGTGCAGTAACACTTTCCGACATTACGCTGCCGGTAAAAGTGATCGCCATCGAATCAGGAAACTCAAAGACTGTCAGCTATGACAGCGCGACGGGTTTCCTGACCTGGAATAACACCGACAGCTGCGCGCTGGTCTTACTTTAATCGGGAGCTGAATTAAATGGCTGCAATTACCCCCAGCTACACCATCGTCAATCCGTCGTATATCGCGCCGGAGATGATCATTGGTTATCAGCAGGCGTCTGGTGCGTTTGAAACCATCGCCAGCGGTAACCCGCAAGTTCGCCTCGGCGTTGGCGACCAGTACGTCTACATGCGCCGACTGGATATCCGTACCCAATCCACCTCCAGCCAGTCTGGAAACGGCAACCAGCTGCCAAGCGTGGCGCTGGATGCGAAGATGATTTCCACCCCAACTTATCTGTTCCGCTGCCGTGGTATCTACGATCACCACGACATGGCAGCGGCCGGTAACTGGAACTTTGCTCTGCCAGAGGCCCAGCGCCTCGGTATGCGCCAAGGCATCTTCCAGCAGCTGCGTTCTGCTCTGCTGTACGGCATGAATCCTGCTGGTGGTGAAGGCCTGCTGAACACCGCTGGCGCGACCACAGAGTCCCTTCCTCCGGACAGCAACGGTAACACTACAGTGCTGACCTATGACCACGGTCAGATGGCTGTGTATTTGCTTGGCCATGTACAGGCAGCGCTGACCCGCACCATGCAACTGGGTCGACAACTTCGCATCACTATTCTTGGGCCGCAGCGTATCCTCGGCGCTATGGAGATTCAGCAGATCGTTCAGCTGACTTCTTACCAGCGTCCTGGCGGTGGTACTGCGACAGTCAAAGGCACCATGAAAGGCGTGCTTGGCGACGCAGACCTCCAAATTGACTGGGTATATGACGACACCCTGATCGGAGCTGGTGCAGGCGGTACCGATGCGGTGGTAATCACCATCCCTGAGGTTGAGGTGCCAATTGTTAACTCGACCGTTAACACCAACGAATTCGCCAAGTTGACCCCGTCTCTTGCTGCGAACGCTCTGATGTTCTGCGACATGGCCGCGCCGCGTGAAATTCCGACACCGATTGCTGGTGGCGCGATTGATGTTCTGTCCGAAATGCGTTCTACCGCAGGCTGGGCAGTGCGTCCGGAAGCCATCACCATCTTGTCGATGGCGTACAGCGCCTGATCCATTCTTGTAGTGATTAAGCCTCTGCCGGGGGAACTCTGCAGGGGCTTTTTTATGAGGTAACCAATGAAACTCTTTATCGCTAACACAACCAAACAACGCCAGATTTTTGCTTACCGCAAACTTGAGACCGGTCGGCTTGTCCAGATCCCGATTAACCACGGCGATCAGATGATGGTGCTGGACGGTTCCACTGACGAGGTGGATTCAGTTATTCAGCATCACCAAGTGTATGGACTGTTCGACTCAACGAAAATCGACCAAAGCCAGGCATTTGTCGGCTTGTGCTACAGCCTTAACAAGCCCGTATCTGCGGCGGTAATCGAGAAGGCCATTCGTGATAACGACATTCACTTGACCCGTGGTGCGCACGGACGCCGCCAGGCATCCGTGGCGGCGCTTGACAGCTCATTGCGCGATAGCGGCACCGGTTATTCAGGTGAAATGGAAGTCAGCGCAGAGCAGGCGAAAGGCCGCGGTGACAACGACGACGCAGACGTGGTTAACGAAACCATCGTGACTGAAAAATCCGGGAGCAAGAAAAAATGACAACGAGCCTGTCGGGATTTATTGAATTCATTCGAACTGACATGAAGGTAACTGCTGAGCAGGTTCCCGACGACTCTCCATCATTTTCCCTGGCTTATGGCGGCGCGGTCGAATGGGTTAACCAGGATATCGCGTGCGTCATGCCGAACCTCTATACCGTGGCTGTTTACAACCTCGGGGCGTCGTTCCTGGTCAATTACGGCACTGAGTCGGTGTTTTCTGATTTCAGGAAAGAATATGGGTTGAATGATTTCAAAGCTGGCGTGATTACCGGAGCCGGAGACAACGCAACCAGTGCGCAGCGTCTGGTTCCTGACTTCTTCAAAGATTTGTCACTTGCTGACCTTCAAATGCTTCAGGACCCTTGGGGGCGTCGCTACCTGATGATTGCCCAGCAATTTGGCAGCCTGTGGGGGTTGTCATGATCACCTTCCATCTGGGTGTTATCGATATTCCTTACGGGGATGAGAACACCACAACCGGCGACGTTGCTGAATATCTGGAAGAAAAATACCAGATTATGCAGACCTTCTTCGATAGGTATGGCAATGACATTGCCGAGCTGATGAGTAAAGACCTCGCCGCAAATCTTGAAAATATGTTGGCTGGCGCACCGCCATCAAGAGATCCGCTTGCAGAATCCATGTCGCGGATCCACGACTTGTTTGTGGCCTTTCTGGATAACGACGAGATGAACGGTATGCAGGGCGTCCCAACCCGACGCGCGTTGCTTGGCATCTCGAAGCGCTTCAAAAACAAGAAAGGCGATCCGCGAGCATCATTTATCGATACAGGAAATTATCAGGCAGCCATGCGCGCCTGGGTAAGCGGGGTGTTAAATGCCTTCCCTGAGTGAACTGCAGCAGAATGCGAAAACCGAGCTTAACGCCACACTGACGCAGGGGCTTGACGACCTGAGTCGCTTTCAGGTGGTCACTTTCACGAAGTACATCAGGAAAGTACTTCCGCTGGATGGTTTCGTGTTTTGGGTAAAGGCGTCGATTATTACCGATGATCCGGACAGTGAACCGGATACCAAGGACGTGAAAGGTTATCTGCACCTGACGACAGAGAGCATTCAGGATGAGGAGCAGCTCTACGACAAAAACGTGGTGACGTTTACCGCGCAGGCCGATATCGATCCCTTCAATGATATTGGCTCTGAGGTGCTCTACATCGGTGAGTTTTACGGTATCCGGTTTGCGTTTTCCCGCCGTTCCGGATTGAACGAACCCGCCAATATTTACCACTACACCGGGCACGCCATTTACCCGCACATGATGTCGCAGATCATCAACTCGCCGGACGATATCGATCTGGCGGATGTGGTGGTCTCCAGTTCGCTGCCGATCTGGCTGTCATTGAACCAGTACATGCCGATGTTTCCGGCCATGCTGTCATTGCAGAACCTGGCCCCGCCGTATGCCACGGTGAAATGCAGCGACCCGGTACCGGTCGCCGGCGCTTTTTACCTGGATGAAAAATCCAACCAGTACCAGCTGGTTTCGGAGGATGTGACGATCTCGGTAACCGGCCTGCGCAATGCATCCGTAGAGGATTTTCTCCGCTACGTCCAGCAATACACGCTCAGCGATGATGCCGAGATGGGCGTGATGAATATTCCCGTGGTGCAGGATGAGCGCGTGACGCAAAACGAGCTCAACATCATCGCCATGCGGAAGAAGATTAAATTTCGCGTCAATTACTATCAGCAGCGGATGAGGAATGTCGCCCGCCAGTTGATCACGTCTGCCATCCCGTCCATTTATGTGGAGAAATAATTAAATGGCCATTGTGAATATTAATGTATCGGTCACCAACCCACCGAAGCCGACCCAGCTGCTGAAATCTGGCGCACTGGTCTCTGTCGGGGGGACGACGTTGGCACCAGGCAGTTATGAGTTGCTGACGTCAAAAGATGACCTGAAAACGATTGTCGCGTCGGCGAAAAAGATGACGGCAATCGCCTGGGCGGCAAATACCGTTACAGTGACGCTATCCGAAGCGCATGGCTGGGCCAACGGGGATAAGGTGCCTGTGGTGATTTCCGGTGCGGTACCTGAGGGGTACAACGGCGCGCATACCGCCACGGTGACCGGTGACAAGGCTTTTACCTATGCGCTGAGCACAGACCCGGGTACCGCAACAACGATGGGGACCGTGCTTTCGGTGGCGGCCGGTGAAATCCAGCAGATGAATACTACCTACTGGGCGCAGGGAACCAGCCGAGCGGTTTATGTGTTGGAATTGGGCGAAATGAGTGCATCGACGGCTGTCACGGCATTAAGCACATTTATCGACGAAGATATTTCGCTGGGTAACACCTATCAAAAATTCTTCTCTTACCTTGTTCCCCGCGAATGGGACGAAGAGGCCTCGTTCAAGACGCTGGCGAACAACTACACCTCGCCCGGTGCGCTGGTGAAGTTTTTTGTCACCACCACCATTGCCACCTATGAAGCGTGGGTGTCGGGGAAATACCCGAATGTTTTCGCCGGCGTTGAAGCTCCAGGCATTGGCGCCACCGAGTTCTCTATGGCGGCACCGTTCCAGTCGTCGCTGGCCAACGATCCCAGTTCGTCGAATATGGTGCCGCCGATGGCGTTCCGCTTCATGTATGGCGTGACGGATTATCCGCCTTCAGGGAACGGCAAGTTGCTGAAAGCCCTGCAGGACAGCAACATCAACTACATCGGCACGGCTGCCGAGGGGGGGTTAAGCAACAAGATGCTGGTCGCCGGCCATATGCTGGACGGCATGCCGTTCAACTACTGGTATGCAGTGGCCTGGTGCGCCATCAATCTGGAGATGGATCTGGCCAATGAGATCATTAACGGCTCTAACACCACCGTCAATCCGCTCTACTACGAGCAGAACGGCATCGACCGCTTGCAGCGCCGCGGGTTAAAAACGATGCGTTCAGGCATCAGCTATGGGTTGATCCTCGGCCAGGTGATCGACACGAAACTCAGCCAGGACGTCTTCAACGAAGAGTACGAGAAAGGCACCTACGCCGGCAGCGCAGTGATCAACGCCGTGCCGTTCGCCAACTACACCAGCCTGAATCCGTCCGATTACGCCGATGGGAAATACAGCGGCCTGAGTGCGGTTGTCACGCCGAAGCGTGGTTTCGAGTCCATCACCTTCAACCTCAACGTAACCAATTTTGTGGGGGCGTAATAAATGCCAAATCCATTAGTTCCGCAGGGATTCCTGAACCGCGTCCGGGGCGCGGTGAGCATTACCGATAACCCGGCGTTAAACGTCACGGCGTCATTCCTGGGCAAAGAGGGGATCAGCATGCGGCCTGATTCTCCCGCCACTGACATTATCCCCACGATGACGGGGACTGTCGGCAGCCAGGCACCCTATCAGCAAGTGACCTTGACGGTGCACCTGCTGAAAACTCAGGGGTTGGCTGCCAGTTATCAGCGACAATTTGCCTCCGATACCGCATTGGGGGAGGTGGTGGTTACACCGGATGCGACCACCTTCGGCAACTACACCATCCTGAACTGCTACCTGGTGAATTTTAACGAAATCACCCTCAACGGTACGGATGCCGGCTTTGTTGCGACAATTTCCGGCTACCTCACCACCAACGACAAGATGTGGGATTGATGGGTATGAAAATTGATAAAAAACTGAATTTCGTCAGCACGATCACGCGCGACGACGGATCGCTGGTCTACCTGCACGTTGTGCCGTTCCCGTATGAAGTGGTGCAGGAAAACTGCGTGATGCTGGGGAATATGTTCCATAACTTCTTCACCTCTGTGGGGGCGACGGGAGCGCCGCGTGTGGCCGCGATGATGCTGCGTAATATTCTCAAGGCACGGCAGGATACTGGGGGCGTCCCGGCGGGTGAACCGACCCTCGTTGACGACATTCAACGACTGACGACAGTAATTTTCAATGATAACGGCGTATGGCGTCCTGTGCCGCTTGAAACGGCATTTAAGCAGGCGGTTATTTCTCCGGACGAATACCGTGAAGTTGAGGGCGAAGTGGTGTTTTTTATGGTCGCCTCTGCCATTCAGAAAGCCAACTTGATAGCGGGGACTGTGGGGAAAGCGCTCGATATGTACAGTGGGCAACTCGTCTCATTGAGTGCTACGGCGTTTCGCGATTCTTTACCGACGTCGAAAACGGATACCGATACCCCGACCCCGCCAGCCCCGCAGGAACTGTCGTACATTCCCTCCTGACCTGGGCCTCCTGTGAGGGGTTCAGCGAACTCTGTCGGGAATTGGATTGCGGCAACTACAAAAGCCCGCTCCATTTCCGGCAGCGGTTCATTCTGGAAGAAATAAGACAGAAGGGCTATTTCAATGGCAGCTAAATCCGTTGTTGAAATTGATGTTCAGGACGAGAAGTTTCAGGCGTTCCTCGAAAAATTCAATGAGTACCAGAAAGCGCTTGAAGGTCTGCCTGAGCAATGGCGCGGCGCAGCTCAGGGCATCGGGGATTCTGCCAAACAGACTGAGAAGGTGCTGGGAAGCACGGAGGCGATCACCCAGTCGTTCAATGAAGGGGTGGCAGCCATCGCCTCTGTCAATGATGGCCTTGACCGTTTGAATGGAAACCTTGAGAAAGCCAATAAAACGCAGTCTGAATTTAACAAGAAGAACCGTAGTGCCAGCACCTTCTTAGGTAAAGCCAGCAAAGATGCAAAAGAGCTTGCCGGCCACATAAAAAATGCGACAACGAGTTTGCTCTCGTGGGGGACCGTGTTAGGGCTGTTTTCTGGTCTGGCGGGTGTGGGCGGTCTGTGGGGGATCAACCGTCTGGCCGGTTCTGCTTCCGCGCAACGGTTTACTGCAATGGGATTGGGTACGACCGCCGGCGGCCTTAACTCCAGCGCAGTGAATTACCAAAAGGTGCTCGGTAACCCCGTCGGCACCTTGGGTGCCATTCGTGACAGTCAATTGGACCTGAGCAAGCGCTGGCAGTTTAAAGCAATGGGGATTGATAACCCCGATCAGGATCCGGCGAAACTGTTGCCGCAGATGATAAAAAGCGCCCGCGATATTTTTGTACGCAACGGTAGCTCACAGCAGGGCGCGGAAGCCTACGGCCTGACTAACTATTTCACGCTTGACGACCTCAATCGCTTTAAAAAAATGAGCGATGCTGAAATCGATGCAATGACCAAGCAGGCGCAAAAAGATGAGCAGCGCCTGCAATTGACCGACCAGCAGTTGAAGCAATGGCAGGACTTCAATATTCAGTTGGACCGGAGCAAGGTTGGTATCGAAAATACCTTCATTCGTGGACTGGCCCCGCTGACACCTTCGCTAACCAAACTCTCTGACGCCGTTGATGGTGCACTCGATGAGCTATTAAAATCACCAGAATTGGGGATATGGATTGACGGTGTTTCCGACGGGCTTAAAAGCTTTGCCGGTTATATTTCATCGGGTGATTTACGTAAAGACTTCGATAGCTTCATGACCTCCATTCAGGAAATGGGGGTAACTGTTGATAATGTCGTTAAATTCCTGAAAGGCGAAACTATCAATGACTGGATGAAAAAGTCTGAGGATAGCGCCAATTCATCGGCTCAGTGGGTTAAGGAAAAGACAGGCTGGGATCCGAGAACGGTTGGACCATGGATTAAGTCCAATGTTGTTGGTGACCGAATGGAGGGGTTAAAACGATTCCGCGACAGTCAAGATGATGGGAGTGAACCCTGGTGGAAACTACGAGCCGGCAATGATGGCATTTTAAACAACAAATGGAATCAACCGGAACAACATGCTCAATCAGGGAAGAGGCGATCCTCAACCGCGGCCCCATCTGATTACGATGAATATTTTGAAGAGGCAGCCAAAAAATACGGATTAGATCCCAAGTTGCTTAAAGCTGTAACGGGTGCAGAGTCATCATGGAATACACATGCTGTCAGCAAAGCGGGCGCGCAAGGCTTGATGCAGGTGATGCCCTTCAACTTTAAACCCGGTGAGGATCCTTACAACCCCCGCGACAATATTATGGCCGGTGCCAGGGTAATGAAGTGGGCGAAAAATCAGGCTGGCGGTGATGTTGAAGAAATGCTGCGCTGGTATAACGGCGGCAAGAATCGCGGCAGCAAGGAGAATCGTGAATACCCAGGACGGGTTCGAGAGCAGTTCATAAAGCTCTACGGATCAGGCGCGCCGGGATCTACACAAAGCAATCCGCAGCAGCAACTCACTCAGCAGTCTTCTGGCAAAACCGACCAGATATTACAGCAAATCTTGGATAACCAGCGCAGGGGCGGCAGCTCGGGTGTGGTGGTGTACAACAACACCGGCGGCAGCGCGATTGTCTCGAGCACGCAACTCGGAGGATTTGGTTAATGGCATTTACCCGCGAACTTTACAAATTGGGGTTTGAAATCTCACCGGTGATCCTTTGCGATGGGGTCGCACAGAGTATTCCCGGAGGGATGCTGCCGATCGTTGCGCTGACACAGAGCGCCAGTTTTGTCAGCAACCTGATGGGCGGCGCGGTAAATTTGACCGACCTGGATAAATATTTCTGCCACTGGCGCGCCGCACAGGGTTCCAGCATGGTGGATTACGATATCGGTCGCTACCCCTTTGCTAATCAGGCTGTCGCCGCTAACGCACTGCTGGCGCAACCGTTGCGTATTCCCATGCTGATGGATGCACCGGTGAATGAAAACACCGGCGCGTTGACAAAGCTGGTCACGCTCAGCGCATTGCAGGCCGTCCTGCAGGCGCACGCCAACCTTGGCGGCACGTTTGTTGTGGCTACGCCGTCGCTGATTTATAGCGGCTGCATCCTGCGCACCGTTCGAGACGTCACGGGGTCGAATGATCCTCTGCCGCAGCGTCAATGGTTGTGGGACTTTGAACAGCCGCTGATTACCGAAACCGGCGCGGAGCAGGCGATTAATAGCTATTTGAGCAAGATTGATAATGGCGATAAAACTACGGAAAGCGCCTGGACCAATACGGTTTCCGCGCTCGGGAATACTTCGTTGGGCAGTAGCGTATCGGATGCGGTAACCGGGCTTATCGGTAAATTAAGCGGGGCGTTTAATTTATGAGCACAACACTTTATCCGTTTTCCGGGAATGAGCAGAAAAGCATGATTTTTACGCCAATGCTTGACGGTGAGGTATACAACTGCCAGACCAAATGGAATATTGCCGCGCAACGCTGGTATCTCAATATTACTGACAACTCAGGGAATCGCCTATTAACCACGCCGATGATCGATTCACCGATGGGGTACGACATTAACTTGCTTATCGGGGCATTCACCGCCACGACAATGATATGGCGATACTCCTCGGGGCAAATAGAGGTAATCAACTGATGCGGTATTACGATATTCAGATTTTTACCCCACCTGATAAAGACGGCAATCCTGGAAAACTCTTCAAGCAATATTCCAGTCTGAAAAATGGTGTCTTTAATCCCGGTAATTTAATGATTGAATTTGATATTCAACGCTTTGGTGAATCGACGCCAATGGGGCAAAGCTGCATCACCATTTGGGGGATAGGCCCGAAGGATATGCAGCAGGCCAGACAGAATATGTTTGGCATGACGATAAAAATGTGGGTGGGCATGTCAAAGGGGTTACCGCTGGCGAAGCCTGCACAGCAAGGACTGGTGTTGGAGGGGACCGTGTGGCAGGTGTTGGGAAACTGGCAAGGCACCGAACTACGGACAGACCTCATTGTGACGGCGGGGGCGGTCTCTGCTGTCAATCCCGCGCCGTTGGCCCCGATCAATTTAACACTGCCGTGGAATAAAGGGATCAAGCTGTCTGTCGCGTTGACGCAATGCTTTCAGAACATGGGCGGAGATTACCGTTTCTCGATAAGTATCAGTGACCGCCTGGTGAATAACTACGACAGCAGCATGTTTTGCGGCAGCCTCTCAGAACTGGCGACGAAATTAAAATCGCTGAGCAGAAATATTATCAGGGACGATAAATATTCAGGTGTCGAAATAACGGTAGTGAATGGTAAGGAGATCCGCGTTTTCGATAATGATTTTGAAAGCCATATCGACAAGGACGCGAAAAAAAGCGCCAGCTACCGCAACCAAAATCCGATCCAGATAGCGTTTACCGACTTGATCGGTCAACCAACGTGGGTGCAGTTTGGCACGGTCAGTATCCCCTGCGTCATGCGCAGTGATATTCAGGTGGGAGATTATATTCGGATGCCGGAAAAATTGCGGCCGATGATACAAGCCTCCTCCTATTCCCAATTCCGAGATGATGCCGCCTTTACCGGTGACTTTCTGGTTTCTTCTGTGCGGCTCCTTGGCAACAGTCGACAGCCGGACGCTAACAGTTGGGTGACGGTGCTTGAGGCCCATCCGACAGGGGGAATGGCTGCAACATGAGTATTGAAAAAAAGCAGAGTTTCGCCGGCAACATGCATCGGTTCGCCGAACAAAAAATCGCGGACGCTATGCAGATGGCCGGCAAGGTGCTGCCGGCCTCGGTGGTCAGCAGAGCGGGGAATATGGTTACGGTGTCCTTCCTGCTGCGCGATATTCCTTTCATGTTGCCGCAGGTAACCCTCCCTTTATTTGGGCCGCAGTATATCCGCTATCCCATGCAGCCTGGGGACCGGGGGATCGTCATCCCAGCAGATACCTATCTGGGCGGTGCCAGCGGACAGGGTGGCGGCACCGCCGACCTCACGCCGCCGGCTAATCTCAGCGCGCTAGTGTTTTTGCCGATCAGTCACACGGAATGGGAGAACGTCGACGGGCAAGTGCTCACGTTGTATGGCCCGGAAGGCGTCACGATACGCGATGCCGGCAGCAAGACGACGTTCCTGCTAACGCCGGAGAGCATCACGATTGCCACACCTGATCAGTTCAAGGTCACGGTGGGCAGTACTGTGCTGACGCTGACAAATGGCTCATGGTCGCTGACCGGGCAGAGCGGAACCCTGGCGGATGGGCAGGCCAGTACCAGCCCGGCCATTATGCATGAAGGCTGGCAGCAGTTGCTTGCCTGGGTGAATTCCCATCAGCACAGTAACGGCAATGATGGGCAAGACACCGGAGGGCCGACAACAAGTTTCGATGGGAGTATCACCGAATGAGATCTTACGGGCAGGATGAATCCGGCAAATGGGTCACGATCACGACCGACGCAAATGGTTTCAACGACGCGATTTATCTCACTACGCTGGTGCAAAATCTCAAGCTTGCACCGCAAGAATCGCCGTTCTTTGCGAACCATGGCATTCCGGCTAACGGCTCGGTGATCCAGCAGATTATCCCCACATTTTACGTGAACAGGCTACAGCAGCAGTTCAGTGGCTATTTTTCCTCTCTCCAGATTGCACTTACCGAGGTTGATCCTCCGGTTTACGACATTTCGGTTATCACCAACTCGGGTTCGAAAATAGTGGCGAAGGTGTATGTATGAGTGATTTACCCGTTATTTATGATATTACCGGCCCCGTCGCAAAAACGGCGGAAGAGCTGCGGCAGCAGGTTATAGAAACGGCGACGCGGCTTTCACCAGGGATCACGACCGATTTACCGGGCTCATTGATTGAAGACATGGTCAGCACCAGCGTTGGTGCGCTGCTGGTTTGCGACCAGGCGCGGGTTGATTTGATTAACTCATGCAGTCCTTACGGTGCGAACGTTCACCTGCTGAAGCAACAGGGGGCCATCTACGGCGTGCCGCAAGGTGAAGGCACGAACACGTCGGTGTATGTCGTATTTTCAGGGCCGCCCGGTTTTGGCATACCGAAGGGGTTTACCGTAGGGGATGGTACCTATTTGTATACCGTCAGACGGGACACGGTGATCCCCGCCAGCGGTCAGACCGAGCCTGTGTACTGTCTGGCTACGACTGGAGGGATATGGGCGGTGCCGGCAGGGACGGTTAACCAGGTGAAAACCTCTGTGCCGGAATCTTACCAGGTGACCTGTACCAACCTGACCGCCGGCTTACCGGGAACAGACGAGCAAAGCCTGGCATCGTATCGCGGGCAGGTGATGCGCTCCGGTATGTTTGGGGTGCAAGGCACGCCGGATTGCTACCGATCATCCCTGCAAAAAGTAGCTGGCGTACAGGAAAACCTGATTTCGTTCCGCCAGGCGACGCTCGGAAAATGGGTTGCCGTCGTCGGTGGCGGGGATCCTTACGAAGTTGCCTATGCGATTTATAAAGCTGTACCGGATATTTCCATTTTAACCAACGATGTATCGAATCCATCGGGTGCAGAAGTGGAAAAGAAAACCATACCGGTAACGGTCTACCCCGACGTCTACCAACTGCCTTTCGTGGTGCCATCGTCGCAAAATGTGGTGGTGCTGATCACCTGGAACTCAGCGTCAACGACCTACATCGATCCGGCCGGTGTTGCAAAAGCGGTGCAGCAGAATATCGCCGATTACGTTAACGCTATCGCCGTTGGCCAGCCGATAAACATTTTCCAGATACAGGACATTTTTCTGAAATCGGTTGAGGGACTCGTTGCCGCGTCGCTGCTGTCCATGATCCAGGTGCAAATCGGGATCAACGGCGCAATTAAACCACCGGCACCGGAGTCAAGCCTGGTTTATGGCGACACCTACGCCTATTTCTCCACCTCGGCGGCGCAAATACAGGTGAAGCAATATGCAAGCTCTAATTGAGAAAATCATTCCTGCTTATCCGTATACGCAATATAACGCCGACCCCAACATTGTCGCGTTCTTCACCGCCTATAACGCGTTGGCGCAGGGGTATCTTGACTATCTCAATGCGCTTAATTTGCCGTGCTGGACTTCTCCCTCCATCACGGGGGATCTGCTGGACTGGATAGCGCTCGGCATTTACGGGGAAGGGCGGCCATTACTGCAAATATCTGAGGATGCGATCGCTCGTGGTGCCTACAACACCATCGAGTACAACGCCATTCCGTATGCCGGCCTGAAAAATTACGTACCGGGCTCGGCGTCATACGTGCCCGATGATTATTTTAAACGGATCCTGACCTGGAATTTTTATAAAGGTGACGGCTCGCACTTTTGTATCGACTGGCTCAAGCGCCGCCTGGCGCGATTTATTCATGGCACGAATGGCATCGATCCGCCGTTGCAAAGCACCTTCGATATCAGCGTAACGGTCAATAACGGCGTGTTCACTATCACGATCCCCGATTATGGCGATGGCGTTGGCTATTTCCTGAAAGATGCGATCAGCCAGTCTCTGGTCAAGCTCCCCTTTGTTTATACCTACTCTGTAACGGTGGTTGAACCATGATTATTGGATTTGGAAACAACGTCGTGTCGTCGTTGGCAGCAGATATTACGGCGACCCAGACCACGATACAGGTGATGCCTGGCGCAGGCGCGTTGTTCGCCGGTCTGCTCACTTACGATTATGCCAACGACTCAAACCTCCTCAAGACCTACGCGAAAATCACATTGACGGATGCGAAAGAAACCGTGTTCGAAGTTTGCCACCTTACTGCCGTCAACAACGATATGCTGACAGTTGTGCGTGGCCAGGAGGGTACCGCGGCTAAAGGCTGGTCCCTGAACGATGTGATCGCCAACTTTGCGACAAGGGGGTCAGAAAATCAGTTCGTGCAGATAGAGCAACTGCAAAGTGGCCATTACACGTCGGCGGTGGCCGGCGGTACGGCGAACGGGTTAACGCTGGCGCTGCCGGCGACATTTTTCCTGAATGGATCGACGGACTGGGCATTAAAAACGCCGCTCCTCATTTACCCTATCCTGAACAATACCGGTGCCAGCACACTGCAGTTGACTATGGGCGGCCGTGTGATGGGAACTTATCCCTTGGTGAAAGGAAGCAACACGGCATTACGCGCGGGAGATATCGTTGCCAAAAATCCTTTCCTGGCGGTGTTCAATGCGGATCAGGGGCGGTTCATTGTGCTGAACCCGACAACTAATGTTGGGGCGGTCTTGACTGTTAATTCACATGATCCGGATGCTGCCGGAAACGTAAAGTTGGGCACGGCTGCTGATGCCGACGTAGGTAAGGACTCGCCCGGCCAAGTACTGACCGTGAGTAATTATGGACTGTCCAATACTTTGAAAGCCCTTACCGACGTTGACTTGAACACGATTCAGACCTTTGGGTTTTATGTAATCCAAAATCCAGTAAATGGGCCTGCTGGAGGCATTGGCGGCACCTTATTCCTGAATGTGGTGACGTGGCAGTCAGGGACTGGAACGGCGGGTTATCGAGTTGCTCAAGAGGTCATTGGCTACGGGCAATCTGGCAGCACGGGTAACAGGGTTTGGCGGCGCACCTGGACGGGGAGTGTTTGGAGTGGATGGATTGAGTTTTATTCAGAAGCCCACAAACCCAGCGCTTCTGATGTCGATGCTTATACCAAAAAGCAGTCTGACGACACTTTTGTTCATAAATCTGGCGATACGATAAAGTGGCTCACGGTCACAGATGGGTTAGACACAGGAAATGATGTAACCGTTGGTAGAACACTCTTCGTTAAAGGCATGGAGTTTATTGTAAAGCAAGGGTTGCAAGACCCGGTGGATAACTATCGGCAAACTAACGGCATGCGGATTCAAGGCGCAGGAAATTTGTTTGTTGATATATATCAGGCTGAGCGAATGGGTGAATATCACTTTCTTGGTATTCATGTGGCTAATGGTGGTGCTGATGGCTGGTATGAATTTAGGAATGATGGCTCATTCAGTGCCGGGGCTACTGTTGGCGCAGGGGGAAGCAATGGAGGTAAACTTTATCAAGATGGGAATCTGTCTGGCTCCATATGGGGAGGCTATCTCAGTAACTGGCTTAACCAAAATATTTCTAACGCACAAAACAACGCGCAAAACTGGGCCTATCAGAACCTTGTGCAAAACGTCAGGCTTACCGGACGAATCAACCAGCCTGATACCGGCGGCCAGGTCAGGGCTCCTGATGGTTGTGTGTTTACCGGTATGTCAGGTGCTAACTATGATCCATCTATTTGGGGCTCATATTCATATGTTCAAGTTTTAATTAATGGCTCTTGGCGGAATATAGGAACTTCTTAATTATGGTTAATTACAGAAACTTCACGACATACAAACCGGAATTTAAAGCCAGCGAAGAAGAGGACGCGGAATACAGGCCGGACATTCTTTATGCCCGCGATGAAACCGGGCGCGATTGGTACGATTGCCAGGCCGATTTTAGCGACGAAACGTTGAAGGTTATGTATGACGACAAGGGTGTTATCGTCTGCATGTCTATAGACGTTACAGCAATTTTCCCTCCGGGGTTCTCAGTGGCCGAGGTGGCGATAAGCGAGGTACCGCCGGAAGCGTGTAACGATATGACATGGGCATACCGCGATGGAAAGGTTGTTAAGCGCGTATACAGCCAGACTGAGAAACGCAAGATGGTTCAGGGCGAGAAAGAGCGCCTAATTACGCGCGTTAACCAGGTGACGCAAACCCTTAGCAGCAAGTTGTTATTGGGTATGGCTACCGATGAGGAAAAAGCTAAATTGCGCGTCTGGATGGACTACGTTAACGAAGTTGAAGAGATCAGCGACGATGAGGATCCTGAAAAAATCGTGTGGCCGACTCCACCAGACGCGAAATGATAAAAGCCGGGAAAGGCCGGCTTATCTGTTTAAATCGACAGCGTGCGCCCCAGCGGCGCGCGTTGACACCACCTATCTTTATACGCCTCCGTCGGCTTACCGAAGGAGTAGCGCATCTCCTTTCCCTCCCGTTCGCATAACTCGTATGCAGCCCGAACGTTTAACCATGTGACGATTGTCCCAGGACAAAATCCGTTATGTTCGCGGTCATATCCTCCATTCACATAATCAAAGCAAATCCACTCTGGACTGTCTGCGCGAGTAATTAGCTGGAAAGCGCACGGCTGGCCGTTATAGAACAGAACATAGCCGAAAATCATCTCACGCAGTGACGTTATCATTTCTATCATTTGGTGTTTGTTGCCGGGTTCTTCCCCCCAGCGCTTTGCGTACAATTCAAAGTAAATATCGACGAGTTGAATCGGGGTTAGTAACGTCTGATCTACTACTTCACCGCCTGAGTTCAGGAATTTTTTTAATTCACGGTTGCGGCTGTTTTTTGTCGATGACGAATATCCACCTTTGCCACAGGTTTTAGCCAGGCATATTTCACGCTGACTGTTCAGTGAGAACGTGGAGTTTAACGTAGAGCGCCCGTTAATGGCCGATAGGATTTTTGAGCGATAAGGGATCACTGTTTTAACACGGTTGCTAATTGGTAAAATCATTTCGTCCTTGTTGAACGGGAACATATCAATCCCGATGTTCTTCGACTTACGACCGACTATAGCGATCTCTTTACTTCCGTTCGTGCACATACCGCCGAGTAGCGAACCGTTGCTATCGCGTTTGATGTAGTATTTATGGTGTATGTTAAGTTGACGTTGCATAAAGGATAGGACGTCTGGGTGGGTCACAAAACTACCGCCATAAAGGCTATAACATGTTCTATATTCTTCTGCTGTGCCTGCGCGCCAACCCGACGCATAAGAAATAAATTTCCGTATCATAATTTAGATGTTTTCCTATGTTATACGGTGCCATTGTATGCTAAATGACCTTGCTTTTTGAAGTGTTACTTAACATAGTTACTTGGTATGGTGGGATTTCATTAACGACAAAAGGTGGTACACCATGCAGCTAGATGAAGAACGAGCAGTCTTTATGGCCAATGAGATAGGCGCGGCTGTGATCGATCTGATCGCGCAGGGTATGGATGTTAACCGTGCAAATATCGCTGGAATCCTTGAAGGAAAACGCAAGATTGTCGGTAATACGCTATACAAGGGCGTATTGCGGGATGCTGCTGCATTAGTCCGCGAAAAATAATAATGACCGGTCATCAGTTTGTGCCGGTTGACTGATTTGATGCTGGACGGTTCGTTCTGCAAAACTCAACTGAAACCACTATGAATAAAGGCGCGTTAGACGCGATTCACTTGATATACCGAAATCTAAAATCGTGGTCTTTATTTATATAATTCAGCATGTTAATTTTTACATGGTATGTGCTGCTGCGTCACATGGGCTGGTTCGAAGCGGCTGACCTGATCGTTAAAGGCATGGAAGGTGCTATCGCTGCCAAGACCGTGACCTATGACTTCGAACGCCTGATGGAAGGCGCTAAACTGCTGAAATGTTCAGAGTTTGGCGACGCTATCGTTAAACACATGTAATGGTGTTTAAGCGCTAAATGATAACGGGAGCCTGACGGTTCCCGTTTTTTATTATTCAAATTGCAACGGTTATCAAAACATTATCAAAATAAGTTATCAAAACCCGGTCATTTTAAAACTTTCCATCGTCAGAAGATTATGCAGTAGGTGCAAAGAAAAAGACAACTGTAAATTCTAACGAGAAAAAAGCAAAGGCAATAGAATTATGGTTAGACTACGATGGAACAATCTGTAAGTGCTGTGTTTCAATTTTGAGAATTTTTATGGAGAACATGGAAAACGTTTTATACATGTAAATTGTATCGATATACAGTAGGGGAAGATTACACAGTAGATCCAGTCAGTGATTTGATCCCATGATGCGCGTATTTTCATGTGATTATCCATCAAAATAGTAAAGTGCAACTTGTAGCAGAATTTAGAATATGTTGGAGGAAGAGTAAATTATGAGTAAAGGACTTCCTAGTACCTTATATAAATATAAAACAGTTGATCAAAATAGCTTGGATATGTTATTGACAGGTAAGGTTTGGTGTGCCGATCCGCTTACATTTAACGATCCATTAGATTGTTCGCCAACTGTAAACATTGAAGGTGAAAATTGGAAGAGTGATGCCAATTATGCGAGTTTTTTATTGAATTACAGTTACCTCAAAGAAAAATTAATAGAACTTTTAGGGGAGCATTCTTTTTCTATTAAAATAAAAAATATGTTGGAAGATATTAAAATGGAAAAAGCGGAAGAAACTATTGTAGACCACAGTATTCATGATTATGAGGAATTTCTATCTAAACAGTTGATCTGTCATCTAAATCCAGGTGTCTTCTCTCTTTCCGAAGATGTGAAATCGTCAGTTATGTGGTCACATTATGCTGATGAACATAGAGGTTTTTGTATCGGTTATGCCACGCATCCAACGTTTAATAGTAAAATACACAAAGTAAATTATACTAACGATCCACTTTGCATTGATTTACATGATCTAATTTCTATGCTCGATGATCCAGCTTGTTATTTAGAGGCTAGCAAGATTAAAAAAGCTGCGTTGCTTCACAAAACGAAACACTGGAGCTATGAGCAGGAATGGCGCTATATTGCAGAATCACCTGGTCTTAAAGATACTGAATTAAAAATCTCAGATTTGACCTTTGGACTTCGATGCAAAGATAGCATTCAAAAGATGCTCATTGATCATCTAAAGGGAAGTGGAATAAAATTTTTCAAAATTTATCGTATCGAAAACAGTAATGAGTTAGGAATTAAAGAAATTTAAATTCTTGTTATTTTAAAACATTAAATTATTTAATAAGAAATTAAGATTATTTAAAACATAAGATTCAAGGTAATAATAAGGATGGGAAGTCAAAACTGGTCGGTATGAGTGGTTCTATTTATTGGCCGTTTATAATGGTTTGTTATGTCAATAATAAGCCGCGCTACAATGTAGCGCTAACTTTATTAGGTTGCTCGATATTAGTTGCTGGATAGCGTCGAAAGCCATGTGGATATTTGGTCTTTAGCCACAAAGAAGATAACAACTAGCAATAGCGAATACACAATATTTCCAGTGACCCCAGCTAATACTGACATGCCAAAAGACTTTGCTCCAAGCTCTCTGCGAATCCTTGTGATTTCACTTTCCACTTGGGATGAAAGTGAATCTTCCGCAGATCTGACGTGCGCAAGCAAGCTTGCGTCGGTCAAAAGGATAGTTTGTATTACAGTCGGCGTGAGCGACGGATCTTTTGAAAGCAAATCGCTCTGTTGTGTGTATATACTGTAAGCGAGGTCACGAATGCAGTTATTCTTTTTGTTTTGCTTACAGAAACTATCAATTTTTTCGTATGGAGTTGGCATTATTATAGCTCTCCATCATAACGCTTTGGGGCTAACTCTTTCCAATCTCTGGCTAAGCGCTCTAGTTGAACATATAGACTTGGAGAACCACCTTCACTTCTTGAAAGATAAATTTCTTTTACAACCGCGAAATAAAATCTCGGAAGAGTATCACCGAGCCGATCAAACGCTAGACGTTCATCATAAACTCCTGCCCGTATTCCGGTTGCGATGTTTTCTAGGTAAGAAAGTGTAGAAAATATATCAGTCATCTCAACTTCGGCCATTGATCTAGTATTACTTGAATAATGAATCCATAGCGTTTTTGCAAAAATCTCTGAGATATGCTCAGGAAACTGAAGCGCCGCAAGTGTACGTTCTACTCGCTTGGCTCTGTTTTCCTTGGCAAAGTCTCGGCCAAACTTCATTAATTGCATTGCAACTATGAGAATAGCAAGTGTTGACATGGTACTTAACATCAGTGTCATGATTTCAAAAATTGGTTGGTAAAGCATCATTTCTCTCTTAAGGAATTATTATTTAGTTAGAGGTGAAATACACATGTAGATACTCTAATGTTTTATGCTAATATAAATGAGGCTATATTTCAATAGGTATTTGTAATCATTAAAAAATGATGAATAGATTCCAAAAAATAGTTAGATAATCGTATATTTATAAATTATTGAATTCATTTTTTATTAAATAAATGAGTTGAGAAAAATATAAGATAAAACCTATCGGATAGCCTACGTTATCTGCTTACGCAATGACGAAGATTGATGAAAAATTGACTGCGTTTGAGCATGCATAGATGTGTCAAACTAAGTTCCAACACGACGAATCAAAAAATTTCTGAGAACTTACCTCAGGCTAGCAACTCAATTTTATCCACTCCTTCCCTCTATCATCGTGATAACGTTCGGTCTGGGACTGTGTTTTGTGTCCTGGAAGAGTTTGCGTGTTAACTCCTTGGAGTTTATACAACCTTTCAGCTAGCGAACGTTGCTCATGAAACGTTGCTGGTGTGCCTTCCCCCCAATCAATATCAGTTTTATCTCTGGCTTTGCTAAAGTTGGTTGTCAGTGCATTTCCTGGCACTTTTGCACCACGTTGGGCCATTGATGTCGAGCGGAAGTAATGTATAAGATACTTACTGACCGCATAATCTCGGCAGCGCGAGATAACCTCACGTAAGCTCGTGTTCAAAGCATCGCAACGAAGAGAAAGAGGTAATGCCAACTTCGCTCCCGTTTTCTCCTGCAAAACATGTAAATGGTCATCCCAGATATCGCTGAATTTCATTGCTGAGATGTCACCCAGGCGCTGTCCTGTAACTACGGCCAACAGCATCGCATTGCCCATGTATCGGTGCTGTTTATCAGAAATATCGAAAATCTTCTGCCATTCCTCTAGATTCAAACGCTGCCTGGTAATCTTCCTGCGCGGTTGCTTTGTTGCGAGTGCAGGATTGTACCGTCATGGAGTATCAAAGTCGGCGATAGCGCGTCGGTGGAAAATCTCTGAGGGTAGTGTCAGGCAGAAGCTGATGATGGCTGAAAGCTTCATTGAAGGGTGCCTAGCAATGACTGGTAGCATACTAGAAATGGATGGTTGGACGCGCAAATCATCTGTATTTGCATTAGGCGAGTAACGATAGTTTTCGTATGAGACGTTAAATCGAAAAATATTATTCCTAGGATTGTACACCCGTATTATTCTAGGAAATACGGGGAAATGTAATTACTTAGTAATTATGTTGCGGTGATAAGTGATGGGAACCATGTAGTCGTAGCTAAAACTGACTACAGGGTAATTACCCAGAGAACGTTCACCGTTGGGGGCAATATTCTCATCATGAGGGAATCAGGTCTGCTTTGAGCGAAATGCGGAAATTCACGATTGGTTCCACTGCTCATTAAGACTTCGCAAACATCGCTGTAGGTTAGTGAGCCGGGAGCAGACCAAAGCTTTCCGGGGGCCGTCCAGGGAAGTTTTTACTTTGAACGTCAAGACCACCGAATGGTGGTCTCAGTTATTTTTACGGGAGTTATAATAAAGCTATTGATTATTTTTAGCGAAAGTTTTAACTAATTGTGAGGCTTTTTCCTTTGGCATGAAATGGGAATGAAATTCTCTCATAAGTTCAGCATCTTCATCATCTTCGTCGCCAACTAAAGCCCAATTTAGATGTTCTTTTCTACTTAAAGCCTCAAAGTCTTTAATTAGCATGATATCACGAAGGAAACCATATGTGTTATTTTCAGTGGTGTATTCATTACATGCTTAGACGTAATTAGCAGGGATTGAATCTGCAATTAATCTAAAGTTGTCAAGTCCAGTTAGTTCTAATTTTTCTATAATATCTCTAGTGGTTGAACCACCCCATTCCTTTACAGGAACCAAATCCAAACCTATTTTTTTGGGTAATTTCTTGCACAAACTTAGAAAGATTGATGGAGTTTATTTCTTGAGAGGATAGTTCCTCCAAGTCATTATCTCTTATTGATTCTTTATATTCCTCAATGGCGTTAACAATCTCAGAGAAACCTTCATCCGCAATTTCAAGCATGCCGGAGTATAAATTAATTTTTCTTTGGATCTGTAATGGTAAGTTTGCACCAAGTTTGTAATTACGATCATGCGTTAATTCTGCCCAAGCATGCTGCAACATAGTTCTGACTTGAATTTCGCAGTTCAAGCCTGAGATATACTCATACTCTTTCAGGGTGTTTCTTTTTTCGCCAATGTCGCAAACGTAATGCACAGATCTATATCCTACTTTATCAGAGGATAGTCTGCCTTCATTGTCCATGCTATTCTTAACGTCAATATTGAATGTGGACTTGATTACATCACTAACTTTAGCTATATCAGACTCTAGGTATAATATTATCCTTACACCTGAAATGTCTGTTAGCTCTTCAATAGGGTCTTTGTATTTTTTTTCCTGCCAATTTTCTCCAGTATACCTTCTTTAGTTTTAGTTCTATAACTAACAGAAAGGTATTCCACTTGATTTTGTTGAAGGAGATTCTCAATTATAAAAGCTATATGTTTTCCTAATAGTTCAAACTTGGGTAAGTTTTCATCGACCCATGAAGTAATACTTTGCTCTTTCATACACCCTAGCTTAATTTCTGCTTCCATATTACAAATTGAAGATGAAATATATCATAAACAATTCAGTTTTTGTCTTAAAAATTCTTCTTAAAAGAACTCTTATGCTAGAAAAATTCAACCACTAGTTTTAATAGTTCTGACATGCTCCCCTTTAATCAACACAAATTGATATCAGCAACGTCTGCTCCTAGCACAGAGCTGTCTGTCAGGCTAGATACAGCTTTGTGTCGTAAAAGTGGTAACTTAAGTTCTAGATAATTTTGATCATCAATGTTTTCTGGAGCGTAAAATTCTGCTTTTCGTAACGAATTTTAGTGTCTATTGTGATAAGAGTGGTTACGCAGTGACGTAGCTTACCCAATCAGAAACCTCGCTTCGGCGGGGTTTTGTCGTTTAATCTCCTTGTCAAAACAGTCAACCACAACGCAAACACACTGTCTCAGAGTGCCTTCGGAGGGAAGGGAGTCATAAGGGTGCATGCATACAGTGAGTTATGGTAATGAGCTCGCGGATGAAAACTTCAAAATTTCTACTTTGTTCGGAATTTTACCTAAACATTTAATATACGAAGTGGCATAAAAGAGTGACAGGATGTGTGATAAGGCTATTTTAAAGTTGTTGTGTGCACAACGATAAGATCAATTTATGAATTCACGCATAAGGACACATGCTATGAAAAATTTGTCGATTTTAGTTGTTCTATCTTCATGCCTCTTACTTCCTCTAACAGCGTCTGCGGCTGCTGGTACGTGCTATAGCGCGAAGAACTGCTCTGGAAAAGTTTTAAGCCATCGTGACGCACATAACTGCAAGGTCAAGGATAAGGGTAAATCTTGGCGCAGTGATATCACTGGTCAGTGTACCAATCTGTAATCCAGCGATTAATGCCATACATCGGCATTGACCACTAAAGCTGATTACATATCACGTAATAACAGGGCTGCACCTCGGTGTAGCCTTTTTGCATTTCAGCTCAAGCCAACATCCGACATGCCTTTGCGAATTGCATCTGCGGAATGGCTATGTTGTGTGAGGAATGGTACCACCCTGACCGTTATTAATGATCTCCACTCTCGTTGTAAGGTTTGGTTGTCGCCAGATAGCGCGATGTGAAAATCAAATATTTTACAAGGAGATATAACATGCAAGCTGCAGAGACTCATTACCTCGACAATGGTTACACCTTCCATATTCCACCAGTATCATATCGTCGCCGCGTCTGCGTGCCGCTTCTGATGGCTGTCGCGCCAGGCGGTAAATCAAAAGCGAAACATATGCTGGTATTCAACGGTTCTTGGGTCACCGAGGCGAAAGCGGAAGGTGCGATTTTCCCTGGCGGTTCTTCCATGCCAGATACTGCTTGTAACTCATGGAATACATACATTGAGCCTAATCAGGCCGTTTCAATCCAAGCGGTTAGTGAAGGCTCAAACGGTGGCTATGCGCTTCCAAGCATTACCGTGTTGATTGGTCAGGATTAACCTGAAATTAGCACCAATAAATTTTATTTGTTCTATGGCCTCGGTATAGCCGGGGCTTTTTGCATTTCAGCCCCAGCCAACATTCGACACACATCAGGCACACCCCGTATCGCCGACTCGTTTACGGCTGGTGGCTGATCCTTATCCATAACCCGTAACCGGGAAAGAACCCCGGAAGGGGGAGGTATGAAAATGCCCCACAATGACAATGCCTTCCTTGGCTGGCTGGCAAATCTCTATTCGAACAATGCCAATTGGATAAATGGCATGGTGATTACATCAGCCTTGGCATTTGGTCGCGTTCTTTTCTACGGCGGCAAGATCCGTACCGCCCTGGTGGATGCATTACTCACCGGCTTGATTGCAGTAACTACGGTCCCAGTCCTTTCCCCTTTATTAGTTCGGTCCATTGAGATGCTAGCGGGCATGGGAGACGTGCTATCCAAAACCGAGACGATGAAAATCGAACTGTTTGTGTTCTCGGTGCTGGGAGTTATCGGTGCCAGGGTAATCCGTGAGGCCGCGATATCGCTACTGCAGCGCATCAGCGGCTTGAACAGGCAAGGAGTAAGTGATGCAGATAAGTAAAACAGGCATTGAGTTGATTAAGCGCTTCGAAGGTTTAGAGCTGAAAGCTTATCAGGACTCGGTCGGTGTCTGGACGATCGGCTATGGCTGGACTCAGCCGGTAGACGGAAAGAAGATTGGTCCTGGTATGGTGATTGACCAGGCAACTGCAGATCGGCTGTTGAAGTGTGGAGTTGTTCAGTATGAACAGGGCGTTGATCAGCTGGTGAAGGTGAGAATCACTCAGGGCCAGTTCGATGCGTTGGTGAGCTTTGCATACAACCTCGGCTTGCGGTCACTGAGCACATCAACGCTGCTGCAAAAACTGAATGCAGGAGACAGGCTGGGTGCTGCTAATGAATTTGGCAGGTGGGTGAATGCTGGCGGTGTGAAGCTGAATGGTCTTGTAAAACGCCGCGCAGCAGAATGTGAGATTTTCCTATCATGAAATGGTTGCTGGCTCACTGGCAAGTCGCTGCTACGTTGTTAGTTCTCAGTCTTGTTGGCTATTTCGCTCTCAGCAATCAAACGCTGCGGCATGAAGCGCGAGCTACTATCACCTGCATACACAACACGGCTAAGTGATCTACCACGTGCTCGGGTGTACTAAACCAGTGGGGCGGCGATAGACTTAATCTGTGCTAGCTCAGACTTGAATTGACAGTTTCTACGATAGAACAAAATTTTATCTGGCAGTCAGCTTTTAGCGAGGAGAGGAAGTTGCGATTGTTATCATCCATCAGTAAGGTATTACTAGCATTGCCATGTTAAAATTAATGAGGCAGGTTTGCTTGAAATGGGAGGTGTATTTTATTGTGTCCCAATCCTAATGCTGGCATAGTGCAAGGATAAAATACGAAAAATTCATATAAAGGTCACTCACATGAGCGAATCACGTAAGCAATTTATATTATCTAAAGGTGCGACTTGTAATAACTGGAACTGGAGTTGGTCATTTACCAACCATGAAGAGAAAATGGTTATCTTTGGTGCATGGGATTTCAATACTGACAATGATAAGTCATTAATAATGCATAAAGGTTGGAAATATAAAAACAATCGGAGACAACCAGGGTACTCTCAAGCAATCGAGCATTTGAAATTATTAGATAAAGGATATAGCCTATATATCTTCCATCAAGAAAATATTAGTGATGATGAAGATGAACCAAAAATAGGAAGAGTTAGTGACAATATTTTAAAAGCTCACATAAAATATGATGGAGAAGCTTGGTATGCATACCGAAATGCATTCGACTACTTACCTGATGAAATAGGTGAAGAAGAATATTTTGAAGGGACTCGAAAGCTAGTTGCTGTAAATTCTTATGAAAGAAATAAAGATGCTAGAGAGGAGTGCATTAGGGTTCATGGTTGTAAATGTAAAGCTTGTGATTTTGATTTTGAAAAGAAATATGGTGCCCACGGAAAAGGTTTCATCCATGTACATCATATAATACCCTTAAACATGATAGGTAAACGTTATAATGTCAATCCAGAACATGATCTGATACCTTTATGTCCCAATTGCCATGCTATGGTACATCGTTTTAAAAACAACGAGTTAGATTTAGAAAAATTGAAAGAACTTATATCATCGTGCAAATAATAATATTAAATAACTTCTCACCTTTAATCGTCATCAAGGGGGCTCTGTAAAATAAGCCGTGGAAACCAGTTTCCGATTAACTAATACATAGTGATGTAAGCAATGTCGGCTCCTGGCACCGAACTGCCTGTCAGATTGGCTCTGGGCTGTAGCTGTGTAAGATCAAGTCTGCGCTAATATATTTGAGTCATGGTTGAAATCAGTCATTTGTACTTTCCCAGGCTTACTGCAGCATTTCCTCGATAGCCTCTCTGTCCGCTGGTGTACCGCTCTGTGCTGCCTCCCCATGACGATGATCGCAGTGAAAGGCATTATCAAAACTAGATAAAATTTAATTATAATCAAAGGATTATAAATTACATGAAATGATACAATCATATAAATTAAATGTGTTTTTTCTTATCACATTCAATTGGTTATGAACTAGACTGCAATCTAATGCTGCGTCACATGGGCTGGTTCGAAGCGGCTGACCTGATTGTTAAGGGCATGGAAGGCGCAATCGCTGCCAAGACCGTGACCTATGACTTCGAACGCCTGATGGAAGGCGCTAAACTGCTGAAATGTTCAGAGTTTGGCGACGCTATCGTTAAGCACATGTAA